GAAAAATGGCTTGTGGGCGCCAGCCAGACCAGAAAGCTGGTCTGGGATCAACATCAAAAAGCGCGTTACGGCTGCGTGGATGGTGTTTACCGGAAAGGCGGACGTGCTTGTGTGGGGTGAGCAATGATTAACGATGGAGGACCAGCATTTCCACGAACCGGATGGCCGAACGAAACAGGAATGACACTGCGTGACTACTTTGCAGCTAAGGCGATGCAAGGTCTGTTTAGTTGCGGAAAAGCGCACGATGAGCATACCGCACACGTCACCGCAAAGGCGTCGTATTTGATGGCCGACGCCATGCTGAAAGCAAGGGGTGAGCAGTGACTAACCACATCGGACTGGATGAACTTGCTATACAAGAAGGCATACGCAAGCCGTGGGAAACCCTCTTGATGATGACGAAAACACCGTACGGTCTTTATGCCTTCACTCATAAGGATTTAGAGCAATTCGCCGCACTTGTTGCAGCACATGAGCGTGAGGCGTGTGCGAAGTTGTGTGATGACTTGATCATGTCTGGACCAGTCTGTGAGGTTCAGCAGAGATACAACAAAGCCTACATGGATTGTCGAGACAAAATTTTGAGTCGAGGTGAGCAATGAAGAAAGCAATTGAAGAGATCGCACAGCGTTTCAAAATGTACGAGCGATTCAGCCGCTATGGTGAAAGCACTCAAGAAGAGTATTACGAGTTCTATCTTGATGAGCTTATAGAGTTTGTTGAGTTGTTCATTAAAGAAGAGCGTGAGGCGTGTGCGAAGGTGTGTGAGGAACGGCAAGAAGTTTTTCAAAAGTATTACACCAAAGGTCTTGCAGCGATGTGTGCTGAAGCCATACGAGCAAGGGGTGAGCAATGACCGGCGCTGAGATACAACGTATGGCGCATAACCTCGGACTTGTTCACCATACCGATCAAGTCAAATGGTTAGTCCGTCAGATTCTCCGTAAACACAAACCGCTGACCAAAACTGAGAAGATGTATCTCAACTATCTAACTCAGCCTTACTCGCTCAACGATCTGTCTGCTCACTTTGGCTGCACAACAGAGGGCGCAAGGAAGCATCTAAAGGTCTTGATGTCAAAGGGCTTGATAGAGAGAGAATCTAGGTATAGGTGGACAGAGGGAAGGCATGGCGCTTGGGCCTGGTATTACCGGAGGAAGGTATGAAGGACTACGTTTCAGGGCATACCCACTGGATGACACCGAGTGACAAGACACCTCCACTGGGAACTAAGATGCTCTTGCTTAACCCTGGAGGGGTCTGTGTGATTGGGCATTGGTCGGATTGGGCGGTTGCCTGGGCTCCATTGCCAAAGGTTCCTGAGCATATAAAGGAGTTGCTGTGAACGACAACGTCAACCATCCGAGACACTACACCAAGCATCCTTCGGGTGTTGAGTGCATCCAGATCACGGAGCACATGGGATTTAACCTCGGCAACGCAATGAAATACATCTGGAGGGCTGACCTCAAGGGCAACCAAATCGAGGATCTTGAGAAAGCACTTTGGTATATCAACCGTGAGATACAAAGGATCAAACATGAACTTACATGAAGCAGCGGCCAAAGCACTTGCTCAAGACGTTATCCAAGATGCGATGGATTCGAGTGAGTTAGAATCACGAGTCTTGGCTTTAGTCAATATGAGTATTGAACTGCACAAATCAAGCATTGATCTTCGACTGCAAGCCGAGGAGCTTCTCAACTTCTTAACGGGGGAGTAAACTAACGATGGTGCTCCTCCTGTGTTTGCCTGACGCGATGTCAGGCTTTTTTTTGTGATTGCCGTTTACACATCCATTTTTGGGAGTTACGACCCGCTGCATTACGCGGTCAGGCAGTCTGTCCCTACGAACTTTTACGCGATTGTCGATGAGGCAAAACCTCATCAGGGATGGAAGCAGATCGTAACCACGAGAAGATTCTCTGATCCAAGGATGGAGGCTAAGTGGTACAAAGTCTTTCCTGACAAGTTGGAGTTTGACGAGGACTATGTGATCTGGGTGGACGGTTCCATACGGATTACAAGCCCTAAGTTTGTTGAGTACATGGTCGAGCAGGCCGGAGATACGATGGCAGCGTTCCAACACCCTTGGAGAACTTGTATCTACGAAGAAGCTCAAGAGTGCCATGACATGCTTAAGTACAGGGATCAACCCATCTTGGCTCAAGTTGAGCACTACAGGGACTTAGGGTGGCCTGAGAACGGTGGTCTTATCGCAGGCGGGGTTATCTGCTGGAAGCGGTCTTACATCAATCCTAAAGCCAATCAAGCCTGGTGGGAGGAGATGATGAAGTGGAGCTTACAGGATCAACTCTCATTCCCGATCATCGCGTCAGAGCATGGTTTAGAGGTCAACGTTTGCAATAAACCGCTCATGAACAACGAATATTTCCAGGTGGTTGCAGGCCACAGAATGGAGGAGTATGAAAAAGTTACCGATTCTCATCTGCACAACAGGATCGCCAAGCCTTGAAATCACGCTGTCGTCAATCAGCTTATACGCCAAAGAAGCGCCTGTTTATCTGTCGAGTCGGTCCGAGACAATGGACCCACGAGTTTTCAGGTGGCTACTCAACTCGCAGAGTAACTTCGGTGACGCTTACAACAGGATCATGGACGATGCCTTCCGGCATTACGACGAAGTCATCATAGCTAACGATGATATATGCCTGACTCCTGATTCGTATAGGCTTCTTTGTGAGGATGTCCAACATCTGAAGGAAGCAGGGCATAAGGTCGGTGTTGTTGGGTGCAGGTCTGACTTCATCCTTGCGGACCAGAATATTCGATATGAGTCTGGCCCAAGAGATGGGATTAGATGGGCTGAAGAACAGACGATCAAGGAAGTGTCTGTGATTGCGCCTATCTTCGCCTACGTCTCAAAGGAGGCTTTCAGTCAGGTCAGGTTTCCGCCTATCAACTGGTTCTCAGACAACGTCTTTTGTCATACACTTACGGTACTAGACTTTAGGCATTTCGTTTCAAGGGCTTACGTTCATCACGCTGGCAGTCAGACAGTCGGCAAGGATGACCGTAAAAACCTCATGGAGGCTTCAAAATGGATGTGGAAAAACGAGCCAGGGATAGCAAGGCACTACAGAATCCCTACCGAATGAAGGTTCCTCCGGTTCCGATCAGGTACGACAGGAAGGTGGGTATCCCCATGCAACCTCCGAAAGGTAAAAAATGAAGGGCTTACTCTCACCTAAAGTCATGATCGTCATCAAGCAAAAAGAAGACGAAGAAAACGAGTGTCCGCTGCCGACTAAAGACGAGGCTGTCAACGAGGAAAACAAGCAGATCGCTAGGGAAGAGGGTATGTACGGCCCTGAACGAGAGGGCGATACTCAATTCTGGCGCGATCTAGGTGCAAAGTGGCGTATCTCTGCAAGCCAAGCTCAAGAGAGGCGTTGCGGTAATTGTGGATATTTCGACATGGAGATGCAGGATTGTCTACCTGAAGGTGTCGGGTACTGCCACGAGTGGAACTTTATGTGTGCGCCTGATAAATCTTGTATGGAGTGGAAAAGTGAAGAAGACGAAAGCGGAGAAGAAGATCTCCAAGGTGATGACTGAGTACAACAAGGGTAAGCTGCACTCTGGAAGCAAGAAGGGTCCGACCGTGACTAACCCTAAGCAAGCCCTCGCGATTGCGCTTTCTGAAGCTAAGGTCAAGAAGAAATGAAAGGCTTATACGCAAATATCCACGCCAAGCGTGAACGCATAGCCAAGCAAAAGGCTGCGGGAAAGACTCCAGAGAAGATGCGTAAGCCTGGGAGTCCTGGTGCGCCAACGGCTAAGGCTTTCAAAGAATCAGCTAAGACGGCTAAGAAATGACTGCCGCCTGGACAAGGAAAGAGGGTAAGAACGCCAAAGGTGGCCTCAATGAGAAAGGCCGGAAGTCTTACGAGCGTGAGAATCCTGGGTCTGATCTAAAGGCTCCTGTTAAGTCAGGCGATAACCCTCGTAGAGCGTCTTTTCTTGCGCGAATGGGGAATATGCCAGGCCCAGAGAGAAAACCCGATGGGAGCCCTACCAGACTGCTCCTGAGCCTAAAGGCATGGGGTGCAAGTTCTAAGGCTGATGCAAAGGCAAAGGCTAAGGCTATCTCGGCGAGGAACAAGAAGTGAAGCGTAGAAAAGGACTGCTAGACGAGGAGAAGTTTCTTCCTCCGCTGCCTGAGCAACTACCGAGAGGTGTAAGTTCGCTGCCAGGTTACGGTCAGACAAGTCCTATCGCGCAGGGATTACTAGGGTTTACGGGCAGGCAGCCTACTTACTCGGTGATGGACCCAGAGGCTCAGAAGATGTCTGAGGCTTACAGACTAGGCGAGCAAGCAAGTGTCGCTAGTCAGCTTTACGGGTCTGTGCTTCCTTTTGCGGCTGCGTCTACTATGGCAAATGCAGCTAGGATTCCTGGTGCTGGCGCACAAATTTTTATTGGCAAAAAATCTCCAGCGTGGAACGCGCAAGCAGAGATTGCTTTTAACAAACTTGAGGCCCAAGGCTTGCCAAAAGAAGAAATTTGGAGACAAACAGGAACTTTTAGGGGTTCTGACAAACAATTAAGGCAAGAAATAAGCGATGACTTAGCCCAATTAAATTGGCAAGAATTTCTTTCTACCGCAAAAAGCGGAGAGCCAGAAAAAGTGCTTAGGGCAAGACTTGGTAGCTATCTTGAACATCCAGAACTTTTTAAGGCTTACCCAGATCTTGCTCAGGCAAAATTAAGGCTTGAAGAAAATCCCGCATATAGCGGGTCTTATTATAGACCTGGGCAGTTAACTAAAGAAGATGTGTTCAAAACTGGCGGGTCAGCATCTCGATATGAAGGCGATGAGCAACTTGCCAAAGCGAGATCTACTTTGTTGCATGAAATTCAGCATGGTATTCAATATCGAGAGAATTTTGCTGGCGGTGGAAACCCAGAGGCTATACCTCAAATAATTGCCTCGGTTTTTCAACCAAAAATGTCTTTGCTTGAAGATGATGTAATGCGTTTTGAACGCGCAATTAGAGAAAGAAGTGCTGCCCAACAAGCCGATTATTTTCACTGGCTTGAGTCAATGGAGAAAAAGCAAAACATAAAGCCAAGTTCAATCTTCAACCTATCTGATTGGTATGAATATAGCGGCGAAATCACAAGCAAGTTAGGGAAGATGCCAAGTAAAAAAGGTTCGGGTAGAGATGAGTGGCTAAGAAGCGCTGCAAGCATCATTAAAGAAAAAAATATTGAAAGGTATCCTCAACTCGAAAATATTGCATCCTCTACTCCTCCAGAGGAAGCTAAGTCAATCTTGCGGAAAACCAAGAAAAAAATAGAAGAATACGGGCCGAGCTACAAAGAACAGCAGCAACTTATTGACGAGCAAAAAAATCTTGTGGCTAGACCGTTTGAGTCTTACCGTAAACTTGCTGGAGAGGCTGAGTCAAGGGCGGTGCAAGCAAGAGAATCAATGACTCCTGCACAAAGGCGCGAGGTTTTTCCTATGTCGTCATACGACATCCCAGAAGAACAATTGATAGTTTTCAAACAACTTGGTTTACTAGACTAATCTGTTGCAAACAAACAACGAATGGACAACAAAGTATTGAGTGATGGTGAAAAGAGAGTACCTCCTGCTCAAAGGCTAAAGCTATCTCGGCGAGGAATAAAAACCGATGACCTCCAACGGAGAATACGGTGAGTCAAGTAGAAAAAGTTTTGATAGAAAAGCTGATTCCTTACGCAAGGAACGCAAGAACACATGACGAAGCACAAGTCTCGCAGATTGCGGCTTCCATAAAAGAGTTTGGGTTTAACAATCCAATCCTCATTTCTGACGATTACTCAATCATTGCAGGCCACGGAAGGCTTGCCGCGGCGAGAAAGCTAGGGTTAGCAGAAGTTCCTGTTATCAGACTGTCTCATTTAAGCGACACTCAACGTAAAGCGTATGTGCTTGCTGATAACAGGCTTGCGCTAAACGCAGGGTGGGATAACGACTTACTTAAGCTAGAGTTGATCGAGCTAAAAGCAGAGGACGTTGACCTCGAGATGCTTGGGTTCTCCGTAGAGGAGCTAGACGGTCTTTTAAATGCGCTCGAGCCAACAGAGGGATTAACGGACGAGGATGATGTTCCTGAGCCTCCACCGGAGCCTATTACGAAGCCTGGGGACATCTGGATACTAGGCAAGCACCGATTGATGTGCGGCGATAGTACGAGCGTGGATGCGGTTGATAAATTGATTGACGGGACAGAAATTGATTTCCTTTTTACCAGTCCTCCATATAACGCAGGAGATTCTGAGAAGCTGTCAGGGAATACTCATACAACAGACAATAAATATGCCACTTATCAAGACAATAAAACGCAAGACGATTATTTGGCATTTCTTAGGTCTTTTACGAATGCGTGGATGCGGGTTTCAAAATGTTTGGCTATAAACATTCAACAATTAGCGGGAAACAAAATTGCCTTTTTAGAATATCTGCATTCCTATAGAAACAATTTGATTGACATAGCCATTTGGGATAAAAAACACGGGGCCCCACAAATAGCCAAAAATGTAATGTCCAATAGGTTTGAATATATTATTTTTTTATCGCAATGTGAAAACCCGTCTAGGGCGATACCGACGGCGAATTTTCAAGGAACGGTGCAAAATATTTATGATGGGTCTCCTAACAGAAACAATGAATTTTCAAATGTTCACGCGGCAACCTTTCCGGTTGATTTTCCTGAGTGGGCGATAAATAGTTTTACGAAACCAAAGTCAATTGTCGGCGATTGTTTTGGAGGTACTGGCACGACGCTTATTGCCTGCGAGAAAACAGGTCGGTCTTGTCGAATGATGGAACTAGACCCAAAATACTGCGATGTCATCGTCAAGCGATGGGAAGAATTCACCGGCAAGAAGGCAGAATTAGTTAGTGAGCACTAACTTTCGGAGTTAAAAATATGCAGGGCGTGTTGCATGAACCAACGGATGAGAACAGAAAGCTAGTCAGAGGGCTAGCCGCGGTTGGCGTTCGTCACGAGGATATTGCCGCAAAGGTAGACCTAAGCGCGGATACGCTTGTTAAGTATTACAAGAAAGAGCTTGATGACGGTCGCGTGGATGCTAATGCCGCGGTAGCGAAAAGCCTTTATCAACAAGCCATGTCAGGAAATACCACGGCGATGATCTTTTGGCTAAAGACAAGGGCTAAATGGCATGAGAGCGTTAAGCACGAGATAACAGGCGAGAATGGCCAACCAGTTGCAATGCAGATCTCATGGGCGCAACCAGAATAATTATTCCTTATGCGCCAAGGCCTCAGCAGCTAAGGATTCATGACGCGTTAGGAGAGAAGCGTTTTGCTGTTGTAGTGGCTCACAGAAGATTAGGAAAGTCGGTCTCCGCGGTTAATCACCTTATACGCGAGGCGATACAAAATAACCGCGAGGCTCCCCGATATGCTTACATCGGGCCTACCTATTCCCAGACCAAGCGAGTCATCTGGGATTACCTCCTCAAATTTACCCAGCCCCTTAACGCCACTGCCAATATTGCGGAGCTTAGGGTTGATTTCTGGGGCAGAAGGATTCAGCTTGCAGGATCTGATAACCCAGACTCTCTGCGAGGACAGTATTTCGATGGGGTTGTATTCGACGAATTTGGCGATCAAGACCCGCGTATCTGGTCGGAGGTGGTTCGTCCAGCCTTGTCCGATAGGATGGGATGGGCTCTCTTCCTCGGAACCCCAAAAGGCGCAAATCACTTCAAGACCTTAAGAGACCATGCAGCAGAGCATAACGATTGGGCTATGCTTGAGTTCAGAGCGTCAGAGACAGGTCTTATCCCTCAATCTGAACTCGACGCTGCTCGATCAGAGATGGGAGACGACAAGTACCTGCAAGAGTTTGAGTGTTCCTTTGACTCAGCCATTGAAGGTGCGTACTACGGACAGCTTCTCAATGAGCTACCGTCTGAGCGATTCGGAGAGATCCCAAGGGACGGGATAGCCAAGACTTATTGCGCATGGGATCTAGGGATAGGCGACTCCACTGCTATCTGGGTCTGCCAGAGAGTAGGCTTAGAAACAAGGCTTATCGACTTCGTTGAGAACCACGGGCAAGGCTTGGATTGGTATGTGAACTGGCTCAGGACAAACAACTACGAGCTTGCAGAGCAATTACTTCCGCATGACGTACAAGTCAGAGAGTTAGGCTCAGGCAGATCAAGGCTCGAACTTCTACAAGAAGCAGGCTTAAACATCACAATCGTGCCAAGGATGGGTGTAGATGACGGGATACAGGCCGCGAGAAGGCTGATTCCTTACTGTTGGTTCGACCATAAGACTAAGCGCGGTGTGGACGCGCTACGCAATTATCGGAGACAATACGATGATAAGCGTCAAGTCTATTGGGACAAGCCTCTTCACGATTGGGCATCTCACGCAGCAGACGCATTTCGGTATTTAGCGGTCGGGATGAATGAGACAACAAGTTGGTCCAAGCCTCTGAAACCTAACGTATCTTGGGTGGTCTGAAATGGATGATGGTCGGCTAAAAGCAATCCTACAAGGCGAGATCGACAACGCCATTGGTTTCTTAGAGACAGAGACCGTCGAGCAACGTAAGAACGCACTTACCGCGTACATGCGAGATCCTTACGGTAATGAGGTTGAGGGCAGGTCTCAGATTGTTACGGGTGAGGTTGCTGAGGCTGTGGACGGGATGCTGCCGCCTCTCATGCGTTTGTTTACCTCTGCCGATCAGATCGGCGTGTTCGAGCCCGTAGGACCAGGCGACGAGCCATTAGCAGAGCAGGCAACCGAATACTGCAACTGGGTGCTGATGAAGCAAAACCCAGGTATTGCAATCATGCACGATTGGTTTAAGGACGCGATCCTTCAAAAGGTCGGGATCGTCAAGGCTTACTGGGATGACTCTATTTCGGTCAATAAGGAGCAATACGCGAACCTGACCGACGATGAACTTGCGATGCTTTTGTCTGATGGGACGATGGAGATCGCAGGTCAAGAGACGATAGAGCAAGAGATGGACGGGCAAGTCATGCGTGTCCATAACGTGGCTCTGATGAGAAAGACCAAGGCAGGCAGGGTCAAGGTCGAGAATGTGCCTCCAGAGGAGTTCCTGATCTCTAAGGCAGGCAAGACCGTAAGAGACACACCGTTCGTCGCGCACAGAAAGCTCATCACGAGGTCAGATCTAATTGCGATGGGGTTCGATGCCGAGATCATCATGAACCTGCCGGTATACAACGACCTTGAGTTCTCTGCTGAGTACATTGCAAGATACAACCGAGACGAGCAGCCCTTCATGGAGCCTAGTCTCGATAAGTCGATGCAGACGGTTGAGGTGTTTGAGTGCTACCTAAAGACTGATTACGATGGTGATGGGATTGCGGAGCTAAGGCAGGTTTACTTCTCTGGGAACGAGATACTTGCAAATGAAGAAACCGACTACGTTCCGTTCTACTCTATTTGCCCTATTCCGATACCTCATCGCTTTTTTGGGGATTGTCCTGCTGATCGTACAGTCGATCTCCAGCTTATCAAGACTACTGTAACGAGGCAGATGCTTGATAACATGTACCTGCAGAACAATACCCGCATGGGTGCTGTTGAAGGTCAGGTCAACCTAGACGACCTCTTAAGCGTTACGCCTGGTGGTGTGGTCAGACTCAAGAATCCTGCCGCTCTAGTCCCGATACAAACGCCTCCTGTCGGCCAGCAAGCCTTTCCGCTTCTTGAATACTTAGACCAGGTTCAAGCCAAGAGAACGGGTCTCACAGAGGCTTCCCAGGGTTTAGACCCCAACATCTTGCAGAACGTGACTGCTGCGGCGATTGCTGCGCTCACACAAGCATCACAGGGCAAGATCGAACTTATCGCTCGTGTTTTTGCTGAAACAGGCGTAAAAGACTTGTTCAAAGGACTCTTACATCTCTTATGCAAGTATCAGGACAAGGCAGTCATCCTGCGGATGCGTGGGCAGTACGTCCAATACGACCCAAGAGAGTGGTCGAACCAGTACGATGTGTCAGTGAATGTCGGACTTGGTACGGGGAGCATGGAACAAAAGATGGCAATGCTCTCGATGGTTCTGTCAAAACAAGAGCAGATCATTCAAGCGTACGGCCCGAACAATCCTTTGGTGAGTGTCTCGCAGTACAGATCAGTATTAGGAAAGTTGATTGAGGCAGCAGGGTTCCCAGATTCAGCAGAGTTCTTCAAGCCTGTAGGCCCAGAGATTGATGCTGCACTTGCACAACCTCAACAACAAGGCCCAGATCCTGCTATTCAGATGATGATGGCGCAGGCTCAAGCAGACATCGAGATTAAGCGTCAAAAGGCTATGGCCGATATTCAGCTTGCAAGAGAGAAGGCTTTAGCCGAGCTAGAACTCAAACGCATGGAGTTTGAGGCAGAAGCGCAGATGAAGGCGATGAAGGTCGGGGCAGGTATAACTGGCAACGTCGAGATACCAGGGTAAATCATGGCTACATACAACGGATATACAACCGATCAGCTTAGGGCGTTTGTCGATCAATACTTCTCAAACCCTAATAGCGCAGACGTTCAGTACCTTCTCAATCAAGGTCTAATCTCCAACACAAACCCCGACACCCTTTTGTACTTTGGCCTAACAAATATGTTAGGTTTTAGTCCTGATGTGGCTAGGTCTGCCGTGTCGGATGTTTTTGCTCCGCCACCGCAAGAAGAGCCGCCGCCTCCAGCATATGAGCCTCCTCCGGTTTACCAGCCTCCTCCGGTATACACGGCAACGGATGGCACTACGTTCAGCAGTGAATCCGATAAAAACAACTATCAAACAGCAATAAACGCGCAGCAAAAGCTACGCACAGACGCGCAAGCCATAGGCATCAACTTGCCTTCATCGTGGTTTGTGATGACACCTCAACAGCAGTTTGACTGGTACGTTTCTAACAAGTTTGGAAGCGACAAACTAAAGGCTTTGGGCGTAACTGATGCAAATCTGCTGAAGGCTGTTGATGACGCAATCAAGCCGTTGACCGTAACGGATGTCGTTAACACAATCTCACAGCCAGTCAATCAGGGAGCAAACAATCAGACAGTAAATCAGACCGTAAACCAAACAGTTAATCAGGGGTCTACCGTGACAGCACCAACTCTACAGTCATGGCAGAAGCTAGACGCTTCTGGGAACATTGTTCCTAAGACGATGGCCGATTATACGTTTACCGAGATGGTTCCGTTTGCTCAGAACCTTATCGCGCAACAGCAGGCGGCTGGCAAGTACATTACACCTGATGAGTTCAGAGTGTTTGCAGGACAACAAGGTGTTCCTGATAGCCAAATGGCTGCGTTGGTTGCAAGCCTTAACTTCCCAAAGGCTCCCGTCGTACAACAACCCGCCGTCAATCAACCTGTAAACAACACCAAGCCTCTGTCTGCGTACACAAGCGCAGAGATGATTCCGTATATACAGAATCTTTTTAAAGACAATCCCAACGTATCTGCTCAGATGGTCAGGCAGTACGCAATGTCGCAGAACGTCCCTGCAAGCGTGATTGACGCGGCATTAAGTGGTGTGCAAATACCGACCGCTAACTTTGTGCCGTTTACTGTTGGCGGCGGTACAACTTCACTAAAAGCCCCTACAACCGACTTCTTTTACGGCGCAGGCCCAACACAGCAAGCCCCGTTTATGTTTAAGTCAGGGGCGGCAGGTTATACCCGTTTGTTACCTCAGTCCTTAGAGTTTGGCGTTCCTGCTGTCACGGGAACCAAACCCTTGTTTACGCCTGGTATCTTCGATAAAGCAGCACTGCAACAAAGTTATGAGGCGCAGACCGGAGCAACCTATGGCGGCGAGTCGGTTCAAGATCAGTTGCAGCAAGCAAGTTACAAAGGCGGCAAGATAACCAAAGAGAAGATTGCTTACGAGAAGGGCGGCAAAGTAAAGGGTCTGCTAGGCCCAAATCCTCCGACTCCAGATGATGGTTACGGAAGTCTCCAGGTCGGTGAGTACGTCATCCGCAAGAAAGCGGTCAACAAATACGGTGAGGATTTCTTGAAAGCGCTCAACGAATCACGGTTACCTAAAGACAAGGTTAAGAGTCTCTTATGACGAAATGGGAGCGAGCCAAGGCTTTACTTGGCGATGAGTTTCTGCAAGAAGTCTTTGCTGAGTTGGAAAAAGACAACATCTTGCGTATCATCAACAGCAATCCTGATGAGATTGACAAACGCGAAGAGGCTTACGGGTCGATTCGGGCAGTCAATCAGGTAAAAGCCCGTTTGGAAGCTATTGCCGCCGAAGGCGAGATGGTGAAAAAACGGTTTCGTATATTTTGAATTGAGGTTAGTTTATGGAAGGCAGCAACCCGCAAGGGACTAGCTTGACAGTGGGACAGGCAGCAAATGCGTTCTTAGGGATGATGGGTGGCGGCGAACCTCCGCAGGAGCAAGTTCAAGACCAACCAGACGAGCAAGAGCTTGTTGCCAGTGAATCTGAGCCAGAGGAGTCTGGAGAGGAAGTTCAAGAGGAGGAACAGCGTTTTGTCGTAAAAGCAGCAGGCGAAGAACGCGAGGTGACCCTCCAAGAACTGATCGAAGGCTACCAAAAGGGTACGGATTACCACAAAAAGACTAATCAGCTTGCCGAGCAGAGAAAAACGGTCGAGGCCGAGAAAGCTGCAATCGAGCAAGCAAAGCAGGCGAGAGATGCTTACTCAGAGCGTTTGAAGGTGATGGATAACTTCCTGTCACAGCAGATGCAGGGTGAGGATATTGAAAGTCTGAAGGAAACCGATCCGATTGCTTATGCAGTCAAGGTTGCAGAACGTACGCAGCAAGAAAAGCAGTTATCTCAATTACGCGCTGAACAGCAACGCATTGCTAGAGAGCAACAGGCCGAGCACGAAGCGGTGATGGAGAAGCGTCTTGTTGAGGAAGCTAAAAGGGTTGCCGAGGCAATTCCTGAGTATGCACATCCTGAGAAGGGTGAGAAAGTACGGTCTGAACTTCGGAGCTTTGCCAAGTCCATCGGGTATTCGGACGCTGAACTGGCAAATGCAACAGACTCTCGTGCTGTGTTGACATTGTGGATGGCGAGCCAGTACCAGAAACTGCAAAAGGCCAAGCCTGGTGTGACCAAGAAGGTTGCCGAGGCTCCCAAGATGCTTAGGTCTGGGAACGCGACAGGTAAGACCATAGCCACAGAAGCTGCAAAACAGGACTTTGCGCGGCTGAGAAAGACGGGATCTCGTCAAGACGCTGCCAGAGTATTTGAACGATTCTTATGATTTAGGAGTTAGAAATGACTGTTCCTTCAGGTACATTCCAGACCTTCACGGCTGTAGGCCAGCGTGAAGACTTGACTGATGTCATCTACAACATCAGCCCCACAGAAACCCCTATCCTTTCGTCGCTTGCTCGCACAAAGGCAACCGCTGTTTACCACGAGTGGCAGACGGATACCCTCGCAGCAGCAACCACCAACAACGCTCAGGTTGAAGGTGACGATGCAACGGCTGCAACCATCAGCCCAACGACTCGCCTTGGTAACTACACACAGATCGTTGCTAAGACGATCCAGGTATCAGGCACGATGATGGCTGTTGATCTCGCAGGTCGCCGCGCAGAGAAGGCTTACCAGCTTTCTAAGGCTTCGCAAGAGCTCAAGCGTGACCAAGAGACAATCATTTCTGCTAACCAGGGACGTTCTGCTGGTAACTCGTCAACGGCTCGCAAGATGGGTTCGTTGTTGTCTTGGCTCAAGACCAACTCGAACTACAACACCTCGGACGGTGCTAACCCCACCACCATCGGTGTTTCGACCCGTAGCGATGGTACGACCCGTACCTTCACCGAGGCAATCCTCAAGGATGGCGTTCAGCAGGTTTATACCTCTGGCGGCAGTCCTAAGATCCTCGTGGTTGGCCCTGCTCTTAAGCAGACGGTGTCTGCCTTTGCTGGTATCGCAGCACAGCGCTACATGGCTCCCGATAACGCTCCCACGACCATCATTGGCGCGGCTGACGTTTATCTGAGCGACTTCGGCTCGATCTCTGTTGTACCTGATCGTTTCGTCCGTAGCCGTGATGCGTTCATCCTTGACCCTGAGTACGCAGCGATTGGTTATCTGCGTCCGTTCCAGACGAACGAGCTTGCAAAAACTGGTGACTCTGAGAAGACCCAGATTCTTGCTGAGTTCACGATGGAAATGCGTAACGAAGCAGCCCACGGTATCCTCGCGGATCTGAAGACTGCCTAAGTTATAAACTGTGGTAAAAAGAAGGGAGGCGTAACAACCTCCCTTTTTTTATGAACGCTAAAACTACATTCCACGCTACCGACGATCAGTTTGTGTTCCAGAGAACGCAAGAGATAACTGACATCGTCGAGCAGAATAAAGCCCTGTATAACGCCACAGACGAGCGTGAGCGATGGGGAGAGTGGACACGTTACGCACAGCTTCCCTTTGTTGTTGTTGATGACCTCAATGCCAAGGGCATCATGCGAGGGTTTGCGGTGATCGACGAAAAAAGATTCAGGGCGTGGATGAACGACCCAGAGAACAGACACTTCAGGACGAGGCCAGGTAAAGTATGAAAGTCGCTTTTTGCGTCCCATGTCGGGACACGATGATGACGGGAACGTCTTTCGATATGGCTCGATTGGCTGCGTATGACGGAGCGAATCGGGTTGGTAAACACGGTGGGGCTTTGTTGCTCTACACAGCACCAGGTACGCTCATCTTCTCTCAACGCGAGTCCTTAGCGAAAGAAGCATTGGCGGATGGTGCGGAGTACATCCTCTGGGTGGACTCAGACATGAGATTCCCCAAAAATACCTTAGAACGTCTATTAGCTCACGGAAAACAAATCGTCGGGGTCAATGCGGTCACGAGGCGAAAGCCTGTGTTACCCACGGCCATAAACTTTCACCAAGACAAGGAGATCTTTGAGAAGATCGAGAGTCGGGGGAAGAAGGGTATCGAGGCTGTGACTGCTGTAGGTTTTGGGGTTGTCTTAACCCACAAGTCTGTGTTTGACGCTATGCCCCAACCCTGGTTTGATGTAGTATGGGGGGCGGGTGGTCTAATTGGCGAAGATGTGCATTTTTGCGTGAAAGCCTTAGATCACGGTATTCAGACGTTCGTGGATCACGAATTGAGTCTTGAGATAGGACACATAGGGACGCACGAATATCGATGGAGCGATGTCGAATATGGCCCTAAACACTTACAGCGCACTGCAAACGACGATAGCTAATTATCTCTCACGAGATGATCTTACTGCCGCGATCCCAGACTTCATCCAGCTTGCCGAAATACGGCTTCGTCGAGATTTACGCCTGCGGCAGATGCTTACACAAACATCGACAGCGGCAACAGGTGGGGTCGCTACGATTAGCCTCCCTAGCGACTTCTTGCAAGCAAGGGATGTGTACGTTGATTCTGATCCCGACTTCCCGATCACATACTCAACGCCAAGTACGTTCATCAGAAATGGCAGGACGAACGAGAGTGGTGTACCGGCTTTCTACACGATCCTCGGCTCGACAATTCAGTTTGCGCCAATTCCTGACAGCAATTACACGATTAAGATTTTGTACTACGCCGCACCTGACTTTCTCTCGACTTCCAACACATCGAACGTCTTTCTAGCCAATTGTCCTGACGCGGTCTTGTATGGAGCGTTAGGAGAGGCTGAACCCTATCTTATGAACGATCCTCGGTTGCAGACCTGGGGTGCTTTGTATGATCGTGCGGTTGCGTCTCTCACGAGGTCTGACGAAGAGTCTCAGTATTCGGGCGTTCCTCTCACGATGATGGTAACCAAGCGATGAGAGTGAACTTCGGCGAGTGGCTCCCAGATCAGCCTGGTGTTGCTGGAGCCCTTGTAGACGCTAAGAACGTTATCCCTCAGCAGGTTGGATATGGTCCTCTACCTTCGCCTAGTGAATGGAGCAATGCGGCTTCAGAGTCGCTTAATTCGGTGGTTGCTGCGGCGGCTCCTGACGAAGCGGTCACGGTCTTTGCGGGTGGCGAGACAAAACTCTTCAAGTTAGGCACGAACCTGAATCTTTCTGATGTTTCTAAGTCCGGTGGGTATACAACCCCATCAGATCAGAAGTGGCGATTTACGCAGTTTGGCAACCGAGTGATTGCGGCTAATGGAGGCGACAGACTCCAGGGCTACCTCATGGGAACGTCGACCTTGTTTGCGGACCTTGGTGCCGCTGCTCCTAAATCTCGGTATGTAACGACCGTGAGGGACTTTGTCGTTGCTGGCTTTAACAATGGCTCAACGGTCTACCCTAACCGTGTTGAATGGTGCGCGTTAGGTGACGAGACAAGCTGGACTCCTGCCGCAACGACCCAAGCGGACTATCAGGACATCCCAGACGGTGGTCATGTCAAGGGATTGACCGGAGGCGAATACGGCATTGTGTTTATGGATCGTGCTGTGGTCAGGATGTCATACGTTGGAAGCCCTCTTGTATTCCAATTCGACACGATCTCTAGGGGTTTGGGGTGTATGGAGCCCAACTCGATCATCCAGTACGCAGGGATGTCGTTCTTTTTGTCTGATGACGGGTTTTACAGGTGTAATGGTCAAGCGGTCGAGTCCATTTCTGTCGAGAAGGTGGACAGATGGTTCTTCAATAACGTCGATATATCGCAGCTTTCCTCAATGTCGGCTGCGGTAGACCCGCTTAAGAACCTCGTGATCTGGGCGTTTAAGACGGTCGATCAGTCAACTTTTGTCTTAATCTACAATTTCAACCTCAATAAATGGTCTTACGGTGAGGTGAATGTAGACACAATAGCCTCATCTACCGCAATTACCACTACTTCCTCGTCCGGCCTTACCTTAGAGCAACTGGATGCTTACGGAAGCCTTGAGACGCTCCCTGCAAGCCTTGATTCCTTTGGATATACGGTTACATCTACCCTCTTGACGGGTACGTTAGGGACCAAGATCGTTGCCTTTTCGGGTTCCAACCTGACAGCAAACATCGTCACACCTGATCTCTCGCTCAACGACACGCCAAGCGTTATTACCTTGGTTAGGCCGGTTATTGATGGCGGTTCTTGCTCGGTCCAGATCAACTCAAGACGCAGACTCAACCAACAAACCGACTTTACCGGCTCGACCTACTCGGCCAATGACGACAATCGGATTGGATTAAGGTCTGCCGGAACCTATCATCGACTTAAAACCATTCCTTCCGGTGTCTGGTCATCTGCTGTAGGTTTGGATGTCACGATTGTCCCGCAGGGCTTGAGATGATCTTCCGTACGCTGCCTCCGTTTGGTGGCGATCAGAGAGCCGTTGCTGAAATTGTCCGTGGCATCATGGACGGTAAGACGAACAACACCGGAACGGTAACGCTTGCCACAGGAAACGCCACCACAACCACGATTACAGACGCAAGGATAGGGGTAGAAAGCAAGATCATCCTTGTTCCCTACTCTGCTGCTGCCTATGCCGATTCGATCCCGTATGGCTCGTTTTACGACCTCAACGATCAATCTGCTGCAAGCACGACGACAGCGTATGCGATCACGTTTTCTAATACCGATTTAACGAACAACGTCTACCTATCAAACTCAAGTCGGATTAACGTGAGGGCGGCGGGTAAGTACAACTTCCAATTCTCGATTCAGTTTGCTAACGATGACTCGCAGATCCAAGACGTAGATGTGTGGGTTAGAAAGAACGGGACTGATATTGCTAGTTCAAACTCAAGATTCTCGATTGACTCTAAGCATGGGTCGGTAAAGGGCCATGTCATTGCTGCGCTTAACCTCTTTGTAGACCTTGCGGCTAACGACTACATCGAGTTGATGTGGGCTACGAGTTCAACCCTTGTCATCATCGAGTATATCGCCACTCAATCGAGCCCTACGCGTCCTGCGACTCCTTCTGTGATTGCCACGATGCAGTTTGTGGGCGGGTTTTCTAACGGTGGCGTGTATGTTTCGAGCGTGACGAACGGTTCTGCTGTGATTACGCATTTCCCAAATGCAACCTCTGACAAAACATACGGTTATGTGGTGGTCGGATGAATGTGCAATACATCAAACAAGACGAGCTAAGAAATGTCTGGCAGTACATCAAGCCAGGATTGGAAGTCATCCTTAAGAAAAGCCCAGAATCGTGGATACCCGAGGACATTTATTCGGACTGCTTTACAGGAAGATCACTTCTTTGGGTGTTTGTTGAGGATAACTCTGTTGTGGGCTTTGTTGTTTTGCAGCCTATCGGCGATAATTTGCATATTTGGTGCGCTTATGGCAAGGGAGATAGTCGTGCAGGCTTGGATCATGTTCTCGGCATTGCGAGAAGTGGTGGCGCGAAAACTATCAGCTTTGATTCGTGGCGTAAAGGCTGGGATCGCAAGGCTAAGGCGTTAGGTTTTAGACCCCGTAAGTGGGTGAGAGAGGTTTAACATGGCTGGCGGTACGACAAACACGGTTACGAGAACCGAACTTGACCCGACAATGCGTCCTTATGTCCAGTACGGACTAAGCGAGGCGCAAAGACTCTATCAACAGGGTGCTCCTGAGTTTTTCACAGGCCAGACCTATGTAGGCCCATCTCAGCAGACACAATCTGCGCTGTCTGCGATGCAAACAAGGGCTATGCAAGGCAACCCGCTTGTTCCTTTGGCGCAACAGCAGTTAGCAACGACGCTCGGTGGTTCTCGTGCCGAGACATTAGCGGGTGCAACAAGTCCTGTCTTAGCTAACACGGTCGCAGGTGGTTATCTCGGACAAAACCCGTACTACACGGCAGCACTACAGCCTGGGTTCCAAGCAGCAACGACTCAGTACCAGGACGCTATCAACCAAATGCGGTCTCGCGCCTCTCAGGCAGGACGCTACGGGACTAACGAAGCATTAATGAGTCAAGAGCAACGCGCGCAAGGCGCACTTGCTAACGCTCTTGCAGGGCAGGCTGCACAGTTGGGTTACTCTGGTTACGAGGCTGAGAGAGGTAGGCAACAACAAGCACTAGGCATGGGACTAGATCTCTACGAAGCAGAGAGGGCCAGACAGCAAGCAGCTATCGGTGCTGCTCCAGGTTTGGCCGCACAGGACTACACGGACATAGGACAGCTAGCGCAGGTTGGGCAGGCGACAGAAGGCTACCAACAGGCAGCACTTCAGGATGCAATACAACGCTTTAACTTCCAGCAGCAAGCACCTTACACGGCACTTCAATCGTTCTTGTCTGGTGCTTACGGTGCGCCAATGGGTCAACAAACAATTCAGCCGACTTACTCCAATCCACTTGCGGGGATGCTCGGTGGTGCTTTAGCAGGATCTAAACTTGGAAGCACGGTTCCGGTGCTCGGAACAACTGCTGGTGCAGCATTGGGTGGTCTCGTTGGTTTGCTTGGGAGGTAATCGTGTCAACTAGCAACTTCCTTAGCGGTGTATTTGGTGAAATGCCTTCCTACATGGGAGGCTTGTTAGGCGCAGAAGATCAGGAAAAACTTAGGCAGCAGGCACAAGATCAGGGATTGCTAAACCTTGGTCTTACGCTACTTGCTGGATCAGGAAGAAGTCCTGTTCGTAGGTCTACAGGCGAACTTGTGGCGCAAGGACTACAAGCAGGACAGCAAGCCTATCGCGGTGCGGTGCAGCAAGCAGTGCAGGATAGGATGATGGGACTGCAGTTGGAAGAGGCTGCGAAAAAACGTCAGCGCGAAGAGGCGTTTAATCGGATGCTAATGGGTCCAACAGCGGAACAACAAACCGCTATTGCTGGAAGGGCGATGGGCACAGAAGGACCGACCGATGCGGCGGCAGATAGGCTGCAAGCCATACAAAAGCAAGCAACTCCATTTGGATCGTTGAGCGCTGAACAGTTGGCCATTGCAAGGATTATGGGACCAGAGGCTGGCTCAAAGTTTTTAGGCGAGCAACTCAAAGACGAATATTCAACAACTCCAACGACTGTGATGATTGGAGGAAGGCCGGCGCTTATTCAGTTAAGCAAAACAGGTGCAATGAAAACGGTCAACGCTTCGCCTTTGCCAAACGAGGAGCAGGTCGATCAAGGCGATCGCATTGTTTTTAGAGATAAAACGACCGGAACAATTACCGGAGAGATCAAGAAAAACATACCTCCAGCAGAAGCCAAGAGAATCATGCTTGATGAGCAAAGGCTTCAACTTGAAAATCGAAGAGTTGCTATGGAAGGCCAGCGTGTTGGCATGGAAGGCCAGCGACTTAATCTTGCTCAAGGCGAATTCGCACGAGGCGCGTACAGGATTGTTGATACACCAGAAGGGCAGATGTATGTCTCTTCCATTCCTGGTATGCCTGCCATTCCAGTGACCGGACAAACGGGACAGCCTGTCATGGGTGCTGCAAGCAAGATGCCGGAGGCTCAAGCTAAACAGGTTATTGGCGCTCAAAACACAGTCAATGCAATCAAAGAATTTAGAGATTCGCTTTCAGGATTTACGACCACTGATGCTGCGAATCCTGCCAAACGCGCAGATATACAACTTAAGTATCGCAATATGCAGTTACAAGCTAAAGAGGCTTATAACTTAGGTGTTCTTAACGGACCTGACTTGGCGATCATCGAGCAGTTAGTACAAGATCCAACAACCGTCACGGGTATCTTTACCGGCAAAAAAGCTATTGATAAACAAGCGTCTGAATTGTCACGGATCATTACCGATATGGGTAATGTTGCGGCAAAAAGGCCTAAGGATGTTGAAGGCGTAAAGCCAGAGCCTCCAAAAGAAACGCCTAAATCAGATGCCGCGACAGATCTTATGAAAGCGGCGCAGGAAGAAATCCAAAAAAGACTTAGAGCGCGAGGCCAATAATGGACTTAAGCAAGCTGTCAGACAAAGACCTAGAGGCTATTGCCTCTGGGGATATGTCAAAGGTTTCTGATGAGGGTTTGCGAACAATCGTCGTATCCGGCCAAATGAAGGCAATTAGAAAGCCTATTGATGAGATGCTTGCTCAAGCAGAACGCAAGCCAGATGTGTCGCCTGGTGGTGTTGCAAGGCAGTTAGGTTTAACCACAAGGGCTGCGATTACTGGATTAACGGCATTGCCAACAATGATTGCTGACCCTATCACGGGTCTTATGAATGTTGTTGCAGGAAGGCAGGTTGCCGCACCTCCTAGCGAAACCATACAAAACCTTCTAAATAAAATCCTCCCTCAACCACAGACAGCGCAAGAGCGTGTCTCTCAAGACTTGGCGTCTGCTTTGGTTGGCACTGGCGGCGCTGTTCAGCTTGCCAAAAATGTTGAGCGCGTAGCAAAAAGCCCTGTAACGCGGGAGGTTGCCGCAACCTTAGCGAGAGACCCAAGGGCGCAAGGTATTGCCACGCTAGGAGGCGCTGGAGCCTCTAGCCTAGCAAGAGAAGAAGGGTTGCCTCCGATTGCACAAGCAGGCTTGGGGATCGTTGGCTCGATGACACCTTCTGGCGCTCCGGCTGTTGCTAGGTCTGGCGCTCAGATTGCAAGAAGCGTAGTGCAGCCGTTTACGCAAGAAGGTCGAGAGGTAATGGTTGGCAACGTCCTAAACCGATTTGCCACGATACCTGAGTCTGCCGCTGCAAGGGCTATGGCCGCGCCAGAGTACATACCTGGCTCCATGCCGACACTTGCTGAGGCCGCTAGAGACCCTGGCTTACTTGGTCTGCAAACACCTGTCGCTAAGATTTTAGATGTTCAAAACTTACTTGGTCAGCGTGTGGCGCAGCAAAACCTTGCTCGATCACAAGCATTTCAGGCTGAGTCCGGTGTCGGGCCAGAGGTTATTAAGTCGTTAGAAAAGGTCAGAAAACAAACCACAAAGCCAATGCGAGAAGAGGCTTTCTTCGCTCAAAAAGAGTTTGGGCCTATGTCTTATGACGCGCTCAATCCTGTAAGGTCAGCCATGAACAATATTGTTCGCGGTGAAACCGGCGGGTCCAAGCCAGTTCGAGATGCGATGAAGTTTGTGCAAGGTTTGATTAAAGACGTTGAGGAAGTTCCGGTAACTCCAGAACGAATTTACGGCATACGCAAAGACATCAACCAGGCCATAGAAGGCAAGTTCGACAAAGAAGATTTCAGGCTAAGGCTTGCTGCTCAGGAACTTGGGCAGATCAGGTCTGTGATCGACGATGTTATTGAGCAGAGCGCACCTGGGTTCAAAAACTACCTCTCTGAATACCGCAGGCAGTCTGTTCCAATTAGCCAAAAACAACTTTTGCAAAAGATAGAAGAGAAATCTACGGTTGCGGCTAGAGACATCACAAGTGCAGAAAATGCCATTCCAATCTTTAGCCAAGCGAAGTTAAGAAGCCAGTTAACCAATAGGGCGCAAGAGATTGGTCGAACCCTAAACCAAAGTCAGGCCACCATGCTTGATAACTTGATTAAGGATTTGGACAGAACATCGTCGCTAACATCTGCGGTAGCGCAACGTCCAGGCTCAGACACATTCAAAAACTTTTCGACTGCCAATTTGATTGGCTCGATGTTCTCTGATGTGCTTGCGGATACCGCAACGGTCAAATCTCTGGCGATGCCTCTTAATTTTTTATACAAGATTCCTGATGAGCGTGTTGGTCAGTTACTTGTCGAAGCCATGCTAGATCCGAAATTAGCTTCGCTAATGATGCAAAAAGCATCTAAAATGACGGTTGAGCCTGTTTCTAAGGCGTTACGGAAAAAAGCTGAGGATCTAGGCTTTGCGCCGTTGATTTCAGGGATGCAAGCGGAGTAATCATGGCAAAAACAAAGATTTCCGAGTTCTCCTCAACTCCAGGTAACAACACCGATATTGATGGCATTGACATTGCCGAGGGCTGCGCTCCCAGTAACATCAACAACGCGATTCGTGAGCTTATGTCACAGCTCAAGAATCAGCAGGCCGGATTAGATGGCGATACCTTTACGACCAATGACGTTCTCACGGTCTCAGGTGTCACGGCTAACGCAGGCCGCGTACGGCTTGGCGAAGATGCAGACAACGGCACAAGCTACACAGAACTCAGATCTGCTGCGTCTCTTGCCTCTAATCTCACGTTTGTGCTTCCCTCTGCGGATGGATCAGCGAACACAGTTTTAGCGACAGACGGTTCAGGTAACTTATCGTTTTCTGCAATCACAGGAACGGGCAATGTAGTACGAGCGACTTCTCCGGCTTTAACAACACCAGACCTTGGTACACCTTCAGCGGCAACGCTTACAAATGCAACAGGACTTCCGATTGTTGCGGGTACTACAGGAACCTTATCTGTAGCACGAGGTGGTACAGGAGCAGCAACAGCAGCAGACGCTCGCACAAACCTTGGGATTACCGAGACCGGACAAGATACAACCTACGCATTCAGGGCTAACAATCTTTCTGATTTAGCTTCCGCATCCTCTGCCCGTACAAACCTCGGCTTAGGAACGATTGCAACGCAAGCGGCATCGAGCGTTTCTATTACAGGCGGGTCGATCACAGGGATTACCGATCTTGCGGTTGCTGACGGTGGAACTGGCGCATCTTCTGCTGCCGACGCTAGGACGAACTTAGGTGTTACAGCGACAGGTCAAGACACGACGTACGCTTATCGGTCGAACAACCTCTCTGACTTAGCCTCTGCCTCTACAGCGAGGACTAACTTAGGACTAGGTTCTATTGCTACGCAAGCAGCAAATTCAGTCTCTATCTCTGGTGGATCAATAACAGGCATTACAGACCTTGCTGTAGCAGATGGTGGTACAGGCGCATCTTCTGCGGCAGATGCCCGTACAAACCTCGGTGTACCTTCTTTGACGGGTTCTGGTGCTAGCGGGACATGGGGTATTGATATTACGGGTGCTGCTGCAAGCGCAACATCCGCAACAAGCGCAACCACGGCGACTAATCTTGCAGGTGGTGCTGCTAACCGAATTGCCGTACAAACGGGTTCTGGGGCAACTGATTTTGTTACCGCTCCGACAAGTTCAGGTACTTACTTAAGTTGGAATGGTACTGCGCTTACCTGGGCGTCTCCCGCTGGAACGGGTGACGTTGTAGGCCCAGCTTCTGCGACAGCCAATCAAATCGTACTGTTTGACGGGACTACAGGGAAGTTAGTAAAGGCAGCGTCTACAACGGGCGTATTAAAGGCTGTAAGCGGTGTTATTTACGCAGCCACATCAGGAACAGACTACGCTCCCGCAACATCAGGGACAGGGATTCTTAAGGGTGATGGTGCTGGAGCCTTTTCGACTGCTTCTTCTGGTATTGACTACGCACCTGCGACAACCGGAACAGCGATCTTAAAGGGTAACAATGCTGGTGGGTTTGCTAATGCTGCTGCTGGTACTGATTATGTTGCACCAGGGGGAGCGTTAGGGACACCTTCTTCCGGTACGCTAACCAATGCAACGGGCTTGCCTTTATCGACAGGGGTAACTGGAACCCTTCCGGTTGCTAATGGCGGTACTGGTCAATCTTCGTTCACCGACGGTCAGTTGATGATTGGTAATACATCAACAGGCTTGCTGAGTAAATCAACTCTGACTGCTGGTTCTAACATCACTATCACGAACGGCAATGGAAGTATTACGATTGCTTCTACGGCATCCGGTTCTGGCGATGTTGTAGGCCCATCTTCATCAACCGATAATCAGATTGCGCTTTTTAATAGCACCACAGGAAAGCTAATAAAGGCTGCAACAACCACGGGACTACTAAAAGCCTCGTCAGGTGTTATAGCGGCAGCCGTATCAAGCACTGATTACGCTCCTGCAACAAGCGGAACTTCTTCTCAGTTATTGGGGAGTAATGGCACAGGTGGATTTAGCAATGTCACGGTAGGGTCTGGCCTTACTTATTCTGCCGGTACTCTGTCGGCATCAGGTGGTACTGGTGATGTTGTTGGCCCCGCTTCTGCGGTTGATAACGCTTTTGCAAGGTTTGACGGAACGACAGGTAAGCTAATCCAGGGTAATACCTACGCAAGCCTTTCTGATGCAGGCGCAGCAATCTTTGGCGATTCTGTCTCTATTCAGCAGGGAGCAGGAAACGATCCGTATCTTGAGCTTTACTCTGCCAATGTATCTGGCATCAAGATTCTAAGATTGAAGGCTAACTCCTCTCAGGCAACTTCAACAAACACCTACACATTCCCTACAGGCTACGGATCAAACGGGCAGGTTTTAACCAGTAACGGATCTGGTGGTTTGTCTTGGTCTACCGCATCCGGTGGTAGTGGCTTTAGTCCTGTGACAGCAGCAATGATTTTCGGATAGGAACAAACATGGCAGCTCCAAACCTACTCTCACCGACAACCATAAACGGCAAGACCGTTACGGTTGATCTATCGTCTACGTCTGCGACCTCTATCCTGAGCAATGCAGCAAGTTCAGGCAAGGTCTTAAAGATCAACTCGCTGTATGTGTCTAACGTAGATGGAACTAGCAACGCAGAGATAACGATCAACTACTACTCTGCTGCTGCGCTAGGTGGTACGGCCACACAGATAGCGTCTACGGTTGTAGTTCCTGCTGACTCTACCTTGGTAGTGATTGATAAAGACGCTTACATCTATTTAGAGGAAGATCGCTCACTAGGTGCTACGGCTGGAACGTCTAGCGACTTAAAGGTGGTTTGCTCTTACGAAGATATTAGCTAGGAGTCGCCATGCCTAGAGGTAACGGCGGGATAATCGGCCCCGCAAACATCCCAAGTACGAGTTCAGCCAAGGGTGTCTGGTCGCTGACAGAGGCGCAGTTAGCGCAGAAACAAGGCACATGGCCGCTTATAAAAACAGTTCAAACATTTACCTCATCCACAACTTGGACGGTTCCTTCTGGTATTACTAGCGTTGAATATTTAGTTGTTGCTGGTGGCGGCGGTGGTGGTGATGGTAATGCTGGAGTTGCCGGTGGCGGTGGTGGTGGTGCTGGTGGTTTTCTAACAGGGACTCTTTCTGTAACACCAGGAGCAAGTCTTACTGTAACTGTTGGTGGTGGTGGTGCTGCTAATACAACCGGAAGTAATTCTGTTTTTTCTTCTGTTACTGCATCGGGTGGTGGAGGAGGTAGTAAAGGAGGCGTACAAAACGGATTAAACGGTGGTTCTGGAGGTGGCGGGTCTGGTTATGTAAATACAACCGCTGGAACAGGAACGGCTGGCCCTCCAAGGCAAGGGTATAACGGTGGCGCTGGTATTTCTGGTGCTAATTACGGTGGCGGTGGTGGTGGCGGCGCAAGTGCCGAAGGAACTGCCGCTGCTTCAAGCGGTGGTGGTGGCGGTGGTAATGGTTCTTCCAACCCTATTTCTGGTTCAACTGCTGGTGTTAATTCTGGCGGTATATATTATTTATCAGGCGGTGGCGGTGGGGGTTATGGAGAGCAGACGGCGCACAACCAAAACACTGGCGGTCTTGGCGGCGGCGGAAATGGACAAACTAGAGTCCTTTCATTAGGTATCGCTGCACAACCAGGCGTCTCTAATTCTGGCGGCGGTGGCGGCGGTGGTGGGGGCAGTTCTGGATCAGGTGCTGCGGGCGGTTCTGGCATCGTGGTTATTAGATACTAAGGTTAAACATGGCTCACTTTGCTGAATTAGACAATCAAAATACAGTCTTAAGAGTGCTTGTCATAGCTAACGCAGACACTTCTGACGAAAACGGTAATGAGCAAGAAGAAATTGGCATTGCCTTTTGCCAAAGATTGTTTGGTGGCAACTGGAAGCAGACCAGCTACAACGGCAACATGCGTAAGAACTACGCAGGGATTGGCTACACATATAGGCAAGACATTGATGCGTTTGTTCCTCCGCAACCCTTTGCTAGCTGGCTGTTAAACGCTCAGGCTCAGTGGGAAGCTCCTGTAGCAATGCCTACCGATGGGAAGATGTATTCTTGGAACGAAGATACCGTGAACTGGGTTGAGATGCCATGACACCGGAGCAAAAGAGCGATGTGCTTACGGAGGCCGTAAAAGCTGCTCCTCCTGTAGCAATCACAACAGCCGTGACTGTTGGCGGTCTGACTCTGAATGAATGGGTGGCAGTTGCTACCTTGCTCTACATTGTGTTACAGTCCGGCTGGCTTGTCTGGAAATGGTTCCATGCCATAAAAGATAAGAAGAATGAAGCACAATCTTCCGATAGTTAAAGTAGTTTGGGAAGATGCCTGCCACGACACTCTTGGGTGGGGTGATAGCCCAGAGAAAGCCAAGGACTTTCAGGTTCCGCTTGTTGTCTCTATAGGATTCTTATTAGGAGAGACCAAGCAGGGCGTGAAAATTTGTCAGTCATTGACTGACGACGCAATTGCTCAGTCTTTGGTGATTCCGCGCAAGATGATCCAGAGCATAGAGCGCGGAGTTTGGCGTGAGAAAAAAGGCAGAAGATGAAGAGTTCATCAGAGTCTGGAAAGAACTAGGCAGCCCAACGAAGATTTCAGACCGTATCGGTCTTACTCTTCGCAATGTGTACGAGCGAAGAAGGGCAATCGAGAAGAAATACAACATTTTCCTACCCACAAAGGACGCTCGTTTTACCTTACCCGAAAATCGTAGGCGAGCGACGTTAGAAACGGAAGGCTATGTGATCGTATTCTCTGACGCTCACTTTATGCCTGGAGAGCCTTCTGCGGGATTCAATGCGCTACTTAAACTCATCAAGATCCTAAAGCCCAAAGCGATTATCGCAAACGGAGATATTCTCGACGGGGGAACAATCTCTAAGTACGGCCCTATGGATTGGGAGCCAGTCACGAGCTTACGAGACGAACTCGAAGCAGTTCAGTGGCATATGGATCAGATCGTCAAGGCTTGTAAAGGTCTAGGCACTTTCTTGCATCGGACTACAGGCAACCATGACATACGGTTTGACAAAAGATTAGCCGGATCTGTTCCTGAGTTCAAAGGCATACAAGGCACAACTCTAAAGGATCATCTACCGGAGTGGTCTGTCAGTTGGTCGGTCATGGTCAATGACATCTGCATGATCAAGCATAGACTCCAACATTCAGGCATCCATTCAGGTTACAACAACACCCTAAAAGCAGGCATCTCTACGGTCTCAGGGCATACCCATCTCTTAGAGGTAAAAGGTTGGGGCGACTATCGAGGGCGTAGATACGGTATTTCTACGGGGATGTTAGCTGATCCTGATGGCGGTCAGTTCTCTTACATTGAGGACAATCCTGTTCCCTGGTGCTCAGGCTTTGCTGTCTTGTGTTTTAGAGATGGTCTACTCTTACCTCCGGAACTCGTCGAGGTTATCGAAGGGACTGCATACTTTAGGGGGCAAGCCGTTGGCTAACTTTGAACAAGCGTTTGACAAGATGATGGAGGACGAAGGAGGTTACGTCCTTCACGAAGTCCAGGGAGACCGAGGCGGTCAAACTTACGCTGGTATTGCTCGCAAGATGCACCCCAAGTGGGAGGGCTGGCAACACATTGACTACCAGGAAACACCTCCGACACAGTTAGTCCGAGACTTCTATAAAGAGAACTTCTGGGACAAGATCAAAGGCGATGACTTAACGCATGACGTTGTAGCCTCGTCCCTCTTTAACTTTGCTGTCAATGCTGGCGTACCCGTATCCATCAAACTTGCCCAGATATGCGTCAAAACGGCCCCAGATGGCGTTATCGGCCCTAAGACCATATCAGCACTTAACCAAGCTAATCCTGAGCTATTTGTGGCTTATTACGCGCTGGCAAAGATCGCTCGTTATCGAGACATTGTTTTGCGTGATCGCAGCCAACTTAAGTTTCTTCTTGGTTGGGTTTCTAGGACGCTCAAGCTATGAACCTGCTCGGAATCTCTTCCATCGTTGATAGCGTCGGAAAAGTTATCGGAGACCTGCACACATCCGATAAGGAACGCATGGAGCTTGAGCTTGAAGCCAAGCGTATCGACCAGGCGATAGACCTCGGTCAGATGGAAGTTAACAAGGTCGAAGCTGCCAACCAGAATATGTTTGTTGCTGGCTGGAGACCTGCTATTGGTTGGGTTGGTGCGGGCGCGATGTTCTATCAGTTTCTTGCTTACCCGCTTTTAGTCTGGGCGTGGACTTGGATGCAGGCAGAACAGATCGTTCCGCAAGAGGTAAAGCCTCCTCCCATGCTAGATACCGACGCTCTATGGGTTATTTTAAGCGGGATGCTTGGGATTGCCGGAATGAGGAGTTTTGAGCGCGTTAAGGGTGTTGTTCCTCCAGCTAAGTCTTAGGTCTTTTGTGTTGCGCGGTAACTTCATCTCGCACCATCTGGCCGATCTTATCCCCGTGTACCTTGTCGATCTTCTCGATGATCGGAAGTCGTTTGCTTTTAGCTAACTTTAAGATCATCTTCGCCCAGTCTTGAACGACAAACGGCAACGCTTGGTTATACGCCGCCGTTATTTCTTCTACATCAGACGACTTAACTTGCTTGATAAGGTTGATCCACGATTCCACGGATCGACCACTCCTTAAAAGCCTTATGTTTTGCCATTGTGTCTGGGCACTCTGTTGACGGTGGAATCCAGCCGCGCTCCCTCCATATTTCTTCGACGGGTCTGAACCGCTCTTTCCTCGTCTGATTCTCGATTAACTCTTTCCAGTTGCTCATAGTAGTTCCTTCGGCCACGCATGAGTAGCAGCCGCGTAAGGAGTGCCTGGCCGTGGTGCATGATAGAACCTCCGTTTTTCAAAGTCCTTCTCTTTCCAGAAGGCACTGGGATTCTCGCTCTCGATGGTCTTGATCGCTTTATCTAAAGCTGGAGAATCATCGGTTATGAGTTTAGGTCTAACAATATAAGCCTGCCTCAACAGGCTTTGGTGTTTGCTTAGGTGCATATCTGTCTCCTCAGAATGGAACGGAATCGTCATCGTCTTGTTTTACGGGTTTTGACTCTCCATCTTTTTGCTGGAACTTCAACCCTAAATACTTTCCATCCGATCCCTCGTTGACCCAGGCTGAGATCCAGTAGTCAATCCCTCCGATAGTCGCTGACCCTCGGTAATCAGGGTGAGCGTCTTTTTCTTTTTTCTTGTTCTTGCTAATACTTCCGGTTAGTTCTTTTGGCATAGCGATTTCTCCATTTCTGCAACCTCAGCTAGAAAGTTCGTGAGTTGTAGCTCGATGATCTTGAACTCCTCTGGCTTTGGTTCGTATCTAACAATGAATAACTGCAAGTGATCTGGAAGCCTTGGGTCGAAGCTAACAAAGTCGCACCATGTTCTTCCTGTCACGAGCATTTGAGTAAGCATTTGAGACTTGTACTTAGTCGGAACCTCCTTTGCGAGTAAATAATCAACATGAGTGTTACTGTTGGGACACTTGATCTCGATCAGCCCTGAGCCCACAAACCCATCAGGACTCGCTCCAAGCCATTCTATGCTCTTGTGCTTGTGAAAGCCTGTCTGCTCCACAATCGAGCCTGTAGCCTGCTCATACGCGACTCTAGCGATAGGTTCTTGCTCTGTACCCCACTGCATAGCTGCGTTAGTGAATGAATCGCCCTGTAAGCCTGTCAGACGCTCTGTGACGAGCTGTATTGCGTAGTTCCTGCGTGTAGCCGTACCTTGCTTGGCAATCGCGTCTGAAGCCCTAGAAGCCGTTACATGGCCTAGTCTTGCCTTAAACCAATCCTCAGTTCTTTGCATTTTGCACCTTTAACCATCCTCGTTCGATCATTGCCTGCATCGTGTTGATATACGCCTGGTTCCAGAAGTCTCGACGCTCTTCACGAGACATATCCTTTCCCTGGTCCAAGTATGTGTGACAACGAAAGCACAGGGATGCTACTAAAGCATCAGATACCTTGATGCCCATGCCTTTTCCTTGGTTCCTGTGTGCAGCGACAATCGTTCCATCCTCTGCAAAACAAGACCCGCAGGGGATATGCCTGCAAGCCTCAAGCAGCTTTTTGTTTATGTACATTGATCTTCCTTAAGTCTAGTTCAGCGTCTTTCATCTCATCAGTCCAAATCAAGCCTTTCTCCAATGCGTACTGGAGGAGCTGTTCCACAAGATCAGAGAACTCAGAGACCGTGAGAGAAGCGGTGCTCGGTTCTATCTCCTTCACTTGGCCTCCAGGTAGGTCTACGATCCTTGTTGGCAAGAATCGAGTCTTAGCCCACTCGTGCCAGATGTCTTGGGTATATTCCTGGTTCATGAGTTGCTCAGAACACGCAGTAAGGATGGCCCAATAAAACCGATTCTGAGCCGCTGTACGAGTAGGTTTGGTAATAGTTACCATGTAACCTAATTCAGCGCCTTGTAGAGCCTCTATAGCCCTCCTGCGGTCATTCTCAGTCGTTAAAATCAGTCGCATTGAGCCTCCACCAGTTGTAATTTGCTCTGAAAGCCCTTCTTGCCATGTCTGGGAACTTATCGTGGTGATCCGAGAACATCGCTTCCAAGAGTCTCCTTCTGAACACCGGACCGTTTACGTCCAGCCACATCAGCCAAGAATCGAGATCGGCTTCCTTGCCGTTCCCGATTAAAAACCTCATCGCGGTTATTGACTCGGTGCTTGGCTTTTTGTTGTACGGAGCGCGGCACGCATCTTCAACTGCCAGGTTGATGACCGACCACAAGAGTTTCTTGCAGCGGTCAGTCTGGATGTCGTCGATCAAACCCTCTTCAAATCGGTCTAAGTTCATTTGACTTCCGTGAGTGCTTTCTTCTTGGCTTCGTAAACTGCGACGAGTTCTTTTATTTCTGGCTTGTCTTTCATGGCTTTGTAGGCCGGAGAGAACTCTGCTTTTAACGCGTCTAGCGACTCTGCTGCTTCGAGTTTTGACTTGTAGGCCTCAAGCTCATCGACCTTTTCTTCGCTAGGAAGATCCTCTCCAGCATAAATATATAAACCGAGACCATGCAACGCGATAGCCTTAGCCAAGCATCGCTGCATAGCGGTATTGACCTGGAAGGAATCTGGGTTAGAGATCGCCTTGTTTCTGTGGTCCATCACCGGAAGTTGTGCAGTGCGAGAAACTCCAAATGCTTTGACCTCGCAGAACACCATGACCGTCTCGTTCCACATCTGATGGGGCTTGTACTCCCACGTAGCAGTCGGATCGTTGAGCAAAAGTTGTTCTACAGCCCATGCCCAGGATAGATACGAGAGGTTGTTCTTCTTCTCGATCTTGCTGTTGACGTTGATTTTGTTTAACTCAGCGAATTTCATGTTTAGCTCCTTTACTTTATGAACAGGAAGAGCAGCGTTCCGTAGAATATTCCCAATAGCGTGCATAAGATCCAATCACTCCTCGTCGGTTTCCATTTCTCCAAGTTCGTACTCCTGTTGTTCCAACTGTTGTTGTAGCTCATAGTCTCTTTCCCTTTCTCTGTCATATTCGTAAAGTTCTCTGTCCAACCACCAGTCATAGTCAGTCATTTGTTACCTCGACTTCTAAGTTAAGGTTTTCAATACCGTGTTTGAGCGGGTATAGCGCAAGAAATGCTTCACCTTGCAACTTTCCAACAAACCTTGGATCAGAAAACTGTGCAAAACTTGATTTCTCAAGCCTGCTTAAAACTTCTATTGCTGCAACTATCTCGCTGATTTTGATTGACATTATTGGCTCCTGTAGGGGCCGAAGCCCCATAGTTGTTTAGCTGCAATCTGCACATTGGCAAGGGATGACTGCGTGTTTGATGTCGTCACGAAGCTCTTTCATTGAGTCGTAGCCACGAACATGCGAGTAATCGCCAGGCCTGTGACCATCGTTGTCATCAAAACGCCAACCGTTGGGAAGATTAAGGATGAACACGCCTGGCTCATCGGTGTCAACGTCACGTTTTACATTTAATTTGTATTTCATTTGTTGGCTCCTGGTTTGTTTGTGTCGATGGAGTAATCTTAGGCTCATCAACTACTAAAGACTGTCATCGTGACGACAATCTCTGCCACTGACACCAAGAAAACACGCCGTTCGTCGGTTAGTCCTACTCAGAGGTCTCTAGCTTTACTTAGGGAGCGAGGTTATTTATGTCAGATCGTCGAGCACTGGAACCCTTGGGCGCGTATCCGGCAAGACCTTTTCAGTATCGGAGACATACTTTGCCTCAGAGGCGAAGAGACGCTGCTGGTGCAGACAACGAGCAGGGCCAATATCAACGCCAGGGTGAAGAAGATTGCAGAGTGCGAGCATCTTCCGGCTATCTTGAGGGCAGGCTGGAAGATCGAGGTTCATGGTTGGGGGAAGCTAAAAGAGGGGTGGACTTGTAAGGTCGTAGAGATGTGATATAGTTGCTCTGTCAGCGTGGCAACTGGCAGTCAGGAAGTAAACCCCAGAATGTTTAGGTGGGGCTTGTGTGGTTACAAGGTCTTTCTTCCTGAGACTGCGTAATTGCCCATGCCAAGGGCCATGCCCCTCCTAAGTGTTCTGGGGTTTTGCTTTTGGCGCTGACCGTACTGTCCGCGTAAGCAATGAGTTATCCCGACTGCTGACAAGAAAAGGGTTACTGGTAAGCCACGATGTTTGTGAGCCGGTGCAAATCCGTAAGAATCCAGCGGCTGGTCGAATCTGCAAGCCGAGGGGTGTCGAAAGGCACATGCAGATGACGGTAACGTCCGAGGAACCATCTCTCTCTACTCCCGTTGGGGGTAGGGGGGTCTTTGCGAGGAACATATCTATTCTGGCACTTTTGTCACCTCTAGTCTTAGGCATAAGCACAAGAAAATGGCTCAGGCATTATCCACAGGCAAGTTTGCGCAATTGTTTGCCTGTTTTGCTTGCTTGCTTTGCCTGTTTTGCCTGTACTTGCATAAGCCTATGATTAAAAAGAAATATTTACAGGCAAATGAGTTTGCCGGTTTTGCCTGTCTGTTTGCCGGTTTTGCCGAATGTCATCTCAGCGACATTCAACAAACAAAAAAAGGTCTACAGTAAAAACTCCAACACAGGAGGTTTTATGTTTGAAGAGTTCTGGAGTAAGTACCCAAGAAAGGTCGCCAAACGCGCTGCACAGAAGGCATGGAACAAACTATCGCCTGCTGAGCAAAAGTCCGCTGTAGAGGCTCTGGTGACGCACAACAAGTATTACCAGGTGAAGGGAACAGGTCAGGAGTTTATTCCGCATCCTGCTACCTGGCTGAACCAAGGAAGATGGGAAGATGAACTAGAGATCGCACCTGCACAAGAGAAGGTTGTTGTGTGGTGGGCTACAGAGAAAGGTACTGCTGAGATGGCAGCAAAAGTAAATTGTCCAGCTAGACCAGGAGAGGATTGGAACTCTTGGAAGGCAAGGATCTCAGAGAAGTTGAGGGCAGCATGAACGAGAAAGAAAGAGCATACAAATTGCTTTTTAAGCTGGCAGAAGAAAACGACTATGTGATTGTCCATAGCCGAGAGTTGCGGATTCTCTTGCAAGACTTGAAGTTAGCAACCAAGACCTTGCAAGAAACAGAAATCGACATGACAGGAGATATGGCATGACACAAAAGGTTAGCAGGGGTGAAGTTTGTCTGAAGTACCTACAGTCAAGAACAACACCGGTTACGACTATTGAACTCGCAGAGAAGTTAAAAGTTAGCCCACGTTCTATCCAGAACTCGTTAGAGCCTCTCATCTTGGATGGCAAAGTCATTAGGGGCATGGTCTGGAAGCAATCGTCGCCAGCTAAGAAAGCAGGGCTCTCTTATTCTTATCTCGCAGCAGACTCAAAGGTGAAGAAGAAAATCATGCAAAACGGGTCGGTCGAGGAAGTATTCGAGATCAACTTCAACAATCCTTTCAATCTGAGGGCATCATGAAGAAAAGACAGATGACTGACAGGTTGCAATGCAACCCGCATCCAGATGCACCTCATGGCTTCATGCGTGACGCATCACACAACGCTGACAGGTATGTGTGTGAGTGTGAGAGTTGGGAACCAAATCCTGTAGCTCACGTTTACCGGATTGAACCAAACGGTAGACCTTGTGTTGCCTGGGATGATGCAAGTGGCATTGAGGTTGGCGCAAAACTCTACGCTGCACCCCGTGAATGGGTCAGTCTGACGGATCACGAAGTTTGGGAAGCGATCGATTACGTGCTTGAGGGTGGCGGTTGGCTAGATGTAGCGAGAGTACTTGAGCAAGCCTTGAAGGAGAAGAACACATGAGTGAAAACAAGAACGCAAAAACACCGGCGGATGACGGTCAGCCTGATGCGTGGTGCAACGGAATGCCCGCTTACGAGGGTCCGCTATCAAAAGAACAACGCAAACCACTGGTACAAGACCTTGACGCACCGTTGACCTTAAATGGCGTTCCCCTCTACACCGCACCACCAAAGCAATGGGTTGGGCTGACGGATGAGGAAGCAAAGAAAACTTTTGAGGAACATAACTGCGTGATTTCGGCCGACCTCGCTGGAATACTTGCCCGAGCCATTGAAGCCAAGCTGCGGGAGAAGAACACATGAGCAGAGAAGCTATTGAAGAAGCGATAGAGGTGCTGGAGGATGCAAGCGCAGAGATGCTGATGGAAACAGGCGATAAAAATTACTACATCGAAGCCATTGCCGTTTTACGCCAAGCACTTGTCGATGCCGACGACACATCAGCCTTAGTGCTGGCTGATGCGCTAGAAGAACTTGACGTGCAATTCAGCCACACGGGTCTATGCGGAGAAGCCGCCGACGAACTGCGCCGATTGAATGTATGGGAAAAGGCTTACGAAGCCGTATGCGATGAGCGAGATGCGATCATAAGGGATTCAGATAAAGCCCATGCGCTTCTGCGATGGGTTGAGAAAGAGATGCGCTACGCCGGGTGGGACATACGCTTAAACGACCAGCACGGACGCACGGATGTGTACGAGGTTATCAAGGAGTTCTTAGCATGAGCGAAAACAAAAACGCAAAGACACCAGCAGACGGGCCTGTGGCATGGAGTTGCCAGTGTGGCAGGCCTTATACGGTTACCTGTATTTCAAGCAAACCACAAAAGAAGGAATGGGTTGGGCTGACGGATGCGGAAAAAAAAGGTTTTATAGATGCAGTTCTTAAAGACGGGGATTATGGAATATTTGGCCTTTTGGCAGCCATTGAGGCCAAGCTGAAGGAGAAGAACACATGAGTGGCGATCACAATATGAAAGAAAGAGATCCTAAAGGATTAGATCAACACGCTCTTGGGGCAAAACTAGATGCAGAAAAACAAAGGCCATCGCTAGTGTTTGAAGATATGTTTAGGGCTTTGAATGCAGTGATAGCTGTCAGTGAATACGGGGCTAGGAAGTATTCTTATGGGGGCTGGCTGCATGTAGAGCAAGGCGAACAACGTTACACCAATGCTATGTACAGGCACATACTTGCAGAAAACGAAGATGGTTACGACAGAGATACACAATTGCTACACGCTGCACACGTTGCATGGAACGCAATGGCGAGGCTTGAATTGATGCTTCGCAGTGGAGAGTGGTCACTAAGATACGGGGATGACAATGACTGACGAGCAAAAGAAGATTCTGACTTATCTGAAAAAGCGTAAAACACCTGCTGACTTGAAGTCAGTTAGGCTACAGACAAAGATCGACAAGCAAACGACCGTGAACTGTCTAAACGCTCTGCTAAAGAAAGGCTGCATAAAAACTTCGTTTAGGATAGACCCGTTTACCAAGGAACGTGTTTGGGAGTGGGTCAAGGACGAGTACGAGGCTAAGAAGGTATCCAGGCCGAAGAAGAAGTTCAAGCCTGTCTTATCGAAACCCAAGCAAGAAGAAGGCGTAGACATCAATTTCTTTAATAATCCGTTTAATTTGAGGGTCGCATGAATCTAAACGAAGCAGCAGCCATGAGTGCCGCACAAGACATCATCGAGCAGGCACAGTCAACAAGTGCGTTAGAGCAACGAGCCTTAGCAATTGTCAATCTGTCTGTAGAGCTACACAGGAAAGCCATAGACCTAAGACTGCAAGCAGAAGAGATTCTCAAAGAAATAAGGTATGGGCTAAAATGAAAGTTGGCTCCTTCCCCTCCTTTGCCCGACGCGACGTTGGGCGTTTTTTTGTATGAAAGCGGCGGTCTACACGGCGATCTTTGGTAACTATGACCCGTTGCACTACGCGGTCAGGCAAAGCGTTCCTACGGCGTTCTACGCGATCCTAGACGGTGCTAGAGAGCCACAAGGATGGCAGCAAGTCATCACAAGCAGACGCTTTGCAGATCCACGCATGGACGCTAAGTGGTTCAAGGTGTTTCCAGACAAGTTGGAGTTCGCCGAGGACTATGTGATTTGGGTCGATGGGTCGATAAGAATCACGAGCCCTGAGTTTGTGGCTTACATGATCGACCAAGCAGGAGATACGATGGCAGCGTTCCATCATCCTTGGAGGACTTGTATTTACCAAGAGGCCGGAGAGTGTTGGGATATGGTCAAGTATCGAGATCAGCCTGTTCTCGCTCAGGTCGAGCACTATCGGGAACAAGGCTGGCCGGAGGACTCAGGTCTTATTGCTGGTGGGGTTCTATGTTGGAAGCGAAGTTACATCAATCCCCAGGCTAATCAAGACTGGTGGATCGAAATGATGAAGTGGACGCTACAGGATCAACTGTCGTTTCCGATCATTGCGGACAGAAACGGGTTAGAGGTTAATGTTTGTACAGAAAACCTCATGGATAACAAATACTTTCAGGTGGTAGCCCACCATAGGATGGCGGAGTATGAAAAAAGTTCCGATACTCATTTGTACGGTAGGGAGTCCAAGTCTTGAAATCACGTTGTCGAGCATCCGTCTTTACGCCAAAGAAGCGCCTATATATCTGTCAAGTCGGGCCGAGACAATGGACGAACGAATTTACAAGTGGGTACTCAACTCGGCGGGTAACTTCGGTGATGCTTACAACCGGATCATGGACGACGCATTCCAATACCACGATGCAGTCATCATTGCCAACGACGACATCTGCCTGACTCCAGACTCTTATAGACTCATTCTTGAGGATGCAGAGCATCTACAGAAGGCGGGGCATAAGATCGGGGTTTTGGGGGCGAGGTCTGACAATATCTTAGAGGCCCAGAATATCCGGTTCGAGGGCGGTGCAAGATATGGGATAAAGTGGGCGGAAGAACAGACGATCAAAGAGACGAGCGTTATTGCGCCGATCTTTGCTTACATCACGAAGGAAGCCTTCCAAGCGGTTAGGTTTCCGCCGATCAACTGGTTTTCAGATAACGTCTTTTGTCATACACTTACGGTATGTGACTTTAAGCATTTTGTTTCAAGGAGTTACGTTCACCACGCGGGCAGTCAAACGGTGGGCAAGGACGACTCCAAGAACATCAAGGAGGCAGCAGCATGGCTGTGGAAAAACGAACCAGGGATAGCAAAGCATTACCGTCTCCCTACAAGCTAAAAGTGCCTCCTGTTCCTATCAGGTATGACAGGAAAGTAGGCATTCCTTTACAACCCAAGGAAAAGAAATGAAAGGCTTGCTTTCCCCTAAAGTGATGATTGTTGTGAAGCAAAGCGATGAGGACGAGAGTTGTCCGCTTCCAACGCAAGACGAGGCTTTGAACGAAGAGAACAAAGCAATCGCAAAAGAGAAAGCAATGTATGGCCCTGAACGAGAGGGCGATACGCAGTTCTGGCGGGATCTAGGCGCAAAGTGGCGTATCTCTGCAAGCCAGGCTCAAGAAAGGCGTTGCGGTAATTGCGAATACTTCGACATGGACATGGAAGATTGCCTGCCAGAAGGCGCGGGTTATTGCCATCAGTGGAACTTTATGTGTGCGCCGGACAAGTCTTGCGCTTCTTGGGAGATGGGCGATGAAGAAGGCGGAGAAGAAGATCTCGAAAGTGATGACTGAGTTCAAAAAGGGTAAGTTGCACTCAGGGAGCAAGAAAGGCCCAGAGGTAACAAACCCGAAGCAGGCTATTGCTATTGCCTTATCTGAGGCAGGAAAGGCTAAAAAGAAATGAAAGGTTTATACGCAAACATCCACGCTAAACGCGAGCGTATAGAAAAACAGAAAGCTGCTGGCAAGACTCCTGAGCGTATGCGTAAGCCTGGGAGTCCTGGAGCGCCTACGGCTAAGGCTTTCAAAGAATCAGCAAAAACGGCTAAAAAATGACTGCCGCTTGGACTAGGAAAGAGGGTAAGAACGCTAAGGGTGGCCTCAACGAAAAGGGCCGGAAGTCTTACGAGGCTGCGAACCCTGGATCTAACCTAAAGGCTCCTGTTAAAAGCGGCGATAACCCGCGTAGAGCGAGTTTCTTAGCGAGAATGGGTAACATGCCAGGCCCAGAGAGAAAACCTGATGGAAGCCCTACCAGGCTGCTTTTGAGCCTAAAAGCATGGGGCGCAAGTTCTAAGGCTGATGCGAAAGCAAAGGCAAAGGCTATCTCGGCGAGGAACAAAAAGTGAAGCGTAGAAAAGGACTGCTAGATGAGGAGAAGTTTCTTCCTCCGCTGCCTGAGCAACTACCGAGGGGCGTAAGTTCGCTGCCAGGGTACGGTCAGACAAGTCCTATCGCGCAGGGATTGCTAGGGTTTACGGGTAGGCAACCTACTTACTCAGTGATGGACCCAGAGGCTCAGAAGATGTCTGAGGCTTACAGACTAGGCGAGCAGGCAAGTGTTGCTAGTCAACTGTACGGGTCGGTATTACCCTTTGCTGCTGCTTCTACGATGGCAAGCGCACAGCGAGCAGGAAGTTTGTTGAGTCCGCTTACTGTGTTTCATGGTTCGCCGCATAGGTTTAGTAAGTTTGAGTCAAAAAAAATAGGAACTGGGGAAGGCGCACAAGCGTACGGGCATGGCCTTTATTTTGCCGAGAACCCTGCGGTAGCTAAACAATATCAAGAGAGTTTGTCTGATTTCGATATGTTGGTTGATGGTAAGCCTTTCAATCCTACAAATCCTGCTCATCGTGCGGCACTTGAAGTAAAACAAAGAGGCGGTGATGTAGCAATTAAAGACATAGTAGCTAGTTACAACCAGCAAATAAAAGACCTCAAATCAAGAAATGTTCAGTGGGCTGATGAGCTAGCAAAATCTAAACAAGAAGAACTGCCGTTCATAAAGTCAGGAAAACTACCTGTTTATTCAGAGTCAACTAAAGGCTCCCTTTACACAGTAGACCTACCAGACGAACAAATAGCAAAGATGCTAGATTGGGATAAGCCGCTGAGTCAGCAAAATGATTATGTTCAGAAGGCTATTCGCTCTCAAATGCCTGACAAATCTTGGGAACAAATGAAAGGCAGGACAGGAAGGGATTATTACGAGTTTTATTGGGGCGGTTCTCCTCATGGAGCTAGCGCATCTGGACATCTTACTGAGTTAGGGATTCCAGGAATACGTTACTTAGATGAAGGATCAAGAGCGGCTAAGAAAGGTACAAGTAACTTCGTAGTATTTCCAGGAGAAGAAAGCAAGCTAAGGATTATGGAAGTAAACGGAAGGCCTGTAGTCATAGACGAAGAAGAGCTTATGAGATCAGGTTTATTAGGTCAGTAATCTGTTGCAAACAAACAACGAATGGACACTAAACAATCTGAAGATACTGAGAAAAAGATTCCACCGGCTGCTGGCAATGGGAGGCCAAAGGGTTCGCCTAATAAGTCCACTGCTGCGGTGAGAGAAGCTATTGCGAAAATGGCTGAGATGAACGCTCCGAGGTTCGCAATGTGGTTGGATGAAGTGGCTCAGAAGAGCCCAGAGAAGGCTTGCGACATCTACCTGAGAGCAATCGAGTACCACATACCTAAATTAGCGCGAACAGAGGTAACGGGAACTGACGGTCAACCTGTCCAAATGCAAGTGTCATGGGCGCAACCAGAATAATCATTCCGTATGCACCGCGAGCGCAACAGCTACAGATCCACCATGCGCTTGCAGACAAGCGATTCGGGGTTGTTGTGGCTCACCGCCGTATGGGGAAATCAGTCTCTGCTGTTAACCATCTCATTAGAGCAGCGATAGAGAATACGAAGGAGGCTCCAAGATATGCGTTTATTGGGCCTACCTACTCTCAGACAAAACGAGTTATCTGGGATTACCTCCTCAAGTTTACCGAGCCCCTTAACGCCATTGCCAATATTGCAGAACTTAGGGTTGATTTCTGGGGTAGACGCATCCAACTTGCGGGGTCTGATAACCCAGACTCTCTGCGAGGACAGTATTTTGACGGCGTTGTATTCGACGAATTCGGAGACCAGAACCCTAAAATTTGGTCGGAAGTGGTTCGTCCGGCCTTATCAGACAGGATGGGATGGGCGTTATTCCTCGGAACACCCAAAGGAAACAACCACTTTAAGACCCTGAGAGACCATGCAGAGCAGCATAACGATTGGGCCTTGCTTGAGTTCAGAGCGTCTGAGACAGGTCTTATCCCTCAGACTGAACTCGATGCAGCCAAGTCCGAGATGGGAGACGATAAGTACTTACAGGAGTTTGAGTGTTCCTTTGACAGTGCCATCGAAGGAAGTTACTACGGGCAACTTCTCAATGAGCTACCGTCTGAACGATTCCACGACATACCTGTAGACGGACTAGCCAAGACTTACGCAGCCTGGGACTTAGGGATAGGCGACTCCACTGCGATCTGGGTTTGCCAGAGAGTAGGTCTAGAGACACGACTTATTGACTTTGTAGAGAACCACGGTCAGGGACTCGATTGGTATGTGAACTGGCTGAGAACGAATCACTACGAATTAGCCGAGCAGTTACTGCCTCACGATGTGCAAGTCAGAGAGCTAGGATCAGGAAGATCTAGGCTAGAACTCCTACAAGAAGCAGGGCTAAACATCACGATTGTGCCGAGAATGGGTGTTGACGATGGGATACAGGCCGTGAGAAGGCTGATTCCTTATTGTTGGTTCGACTCCAAGACTAAGCGTGGAGTGGACGCGCTACGCAATTATCGGAGACAATACGACGATAAGCGTCAAGTTTACTGGGATAAGCCTCTTCACGATTGGGCATCTCATGCTTCTGACGCATTTCGGTATTTAGCAGTTGGTATGTCCGAGACAACATCTTGGTCTAAACCTCTGAAACCTAACGTATCTTGGGTGGTCTAAATGGATGACGGACGATTAAAGGCGATTCTCCAAGGTGAGATTGATAACGCGATAGGTTTCTTAGAGACCGAGACGGTTGAGCAGCGTAAGAACGCGCTCACGGCCTACATGCGTGACCCCTACGGTAACGAGGTAGAGGGTCGCAGCCAGATCGTAACCGGAGAGGTTGCAGAAGCGGTAGACGGGATGCTGCCGCCTCTTATGCGTCTTTTTACTTCTGCTGACCAGATCGGTGTATTTGAGCCTGTAGGCCCAGGCGATGAGCCATTAGCCCAACAAGCAACCGAGTACACAAACTGGGTGCTCATGAAGCAGAACCCAGGCATCTCGATCATGCACGACTGGTTTAAGGACGCGATCCTTCAAAAGGTCGGGGTTATCAAAGCCTACTGGGATGACTCGATCTCGGTTACTAAAGAGCAGTACGCGAACCTTACCGACGACGAATTAGCTCTCATCATGTCTGATGGCACGATGGAGATCGCAGCGCAAGAGACGGTTGAGCAAGATATTGATGGCCAAATGATGCGCGTTCATAACGTCGCACTCATGCGTAAGACTAAGGCCGGAAAGATCAAGATCGAGAATGTGCCTCCCGAAGAGTTCTTGATCTCTAAGGCAGGCAAGACGGTCAGAGAGACACCCTTTGTCGCGCACAGAAAACTCATCACAAGGTCTGATTTAGTTGCGATGGGGTTTGATGCCGAGATCGTGATGAATCTACCGGTCTACAACGATCTTGAGTTTTCTGCTGAGTACATTGCAAGGTACAACCGAGACGAGCAGCCTTACATGGAGCCAAGTCTCGACAAGTCCATGCAGACGGTTGAAGTGTTTGAGTGCTACCTAAAGACTGACTACGACGGAGATGGGATTGCAGAACTAAGACGGGTTCACTTTTCGGGGAATGAAATCCTAAGTAATGAGGAAACCGACTATGTGCCGTTTTACACCCTCTGCCCTATTCCGATACCTCATCGCTTCTTTGGGGATTGCCCTGCTGATCGTACAGTTGATCTCCAGCTTATCAAGACTACTCTAACGAGGCAGATGCTTGATAACCTGTACTTGCAGAACAACTCCCGCATGGGAGCAGTCGAAGGCCAGGTCAACCTCGATGATCTCTTGAGCGTTACGCCTGGTGGCGTGGTCAGGATGAAGAACCCTGGTGCACTTGTGCCTATCCAGGTCAATCCTGTTGCGCAGCAGGTATTCCCGTTCATGGAGTACCTGGACTCAATCCAAGCCAAGCGTACGGGCGTTACAGAGGCTTCCCAAGGGTTAGACCCCAACATCCTACAGAATGTTACTGCTGCGGCCATAGCAGCCCTTACGCAAGCCTCGCAAGGCAAGATCGAGTTAGTCGCTAGGATCTTCTCTGAAACGGGTGTAAAAGACTTATTCAAAGGACTCTTGCACCTCCTATGCAAGTACCAGGACAAAGCAGTCATCATTCGGATGCGCGGCCAGTATGTTCAGTACGACCCGCGAGAGTGGTCGAACCAGTACGATGTATCAGTGAATGTCGGACTTGGTACGGGGAACATCGAGCAAAAGATGGCGATGCTCTCAATGGTTCTTGCAAAACAAGAGCAGATCATTCAAGCGTACGGCCCGAACAATCCTTTAGTGTCTGTCTCGCAATATCGAGGGACGCTCGGAAAGTTGATTGAGGCAGCAGGCTTTGCAGACTCGGCTGAGTTCTTCAAGCAAGTAACACCGGAGGTTGATGCTGCACTTGCACAACCTCAGCAACAAGGCCCAGACCCTGCCGTACAAATGATGATGGCTCAGGCTCAAGCGGATATTGAGATCAAGCGTCAAAAGGCTATGGCAGACATTCAGCTTGCAAGAGAGAAGGCTCTAGCCGAGTTAGAACTCAAGCGCATGGAGTTCGAGGCAGAAGCGCAGATGAAGGCTATGAAAGTCGGCGCAGGCATTACGTCTAACATCGAGATACCAGGGTAATCATGGCTTTAGTTGACGAACTACCGGCTGGATGGGATAGCTACGACGCAGCGCAAAAGATTGCGTGGTTCAACGCTAATAATGTCTCAACGACTGAATTACTCAATGCTGGCGTTGATACCGATTCAATCAATTGGATGCTTGACAACGGGTACGCTCCGCCTCCAGAGCCGCCTCCGTATGTACCCCCACCTCCGGTTTATGTGCCTCCGGAGCCTGTGTATGTACCTCCGGCCCCTATACAGAACGAACCTGTTTATTACGAACCAGAACCTGTCTACGAACCTCCTCCGTATGTGCCTCCACCGCCACCTGCGCCGCCACCTGCGCCTGTTTACAACGTATTCGGTCTTAACTGGGACTCTGGTTCGTCGTTAGCCACTAAACAAGGCTATGTTAGCTCTTTGCTAACAGCAGGTATTACGCCAGATCAGATCAAGGCAAAGATTGCCGAGCTAGATCCGGCAAGTGCAACGCAGGCCAATTACGATTTATTAGGCATACCAAACCCACCTCCGTATGTTCCTCCTATCGAGGAGCCGCCGCCGGTTGTAACGCCTCCTCCGGTAACGCCGCCTGTTGTCGAAACACCTACGGTCACTCCACCACCGCAAGCATTCCCGCTAGAACCCGTTAACAATGTGAGCACACCTATGGCTACAACCTACAATGTCTTTGGGTTGGAATGGGATCCAAATTCCTCGCTCGCAACTAAACAGAGCTACATTCAGTCTCTATTAACTGCTGGCATCACACCAGATCAAATCAAATCAAAGATTGCGGAGTTAGATCCAACTAACGCAAATCAAACTGTTTATGACTTGCTTGGCATACCTACTAGCCAACCTGTTACGCCACCGCCGCCTCCAACTTACGATGTATTTGGAGTGCAATGGAATACCGCAGCACCTTTAGCCACAAAACAAGGCTACATCCAACAGCTTCTTGCATCCGGTAGGTCTAAGGCTGAACTACGCAACTACATCAGGAACGTAGACCCAACTAACGCAACAGACGAAGCATTCGCGGCTCTTGGCTTGCAAGACGCTCCTACTGCCGAGGTGCGTAATCCTTCTCAGGATGCTGTAACGCTAATGGCTGGACAGCTTGGTTTAGGCCTACCTCCTGAATGGCAATACTACACAGGCCAAGACAAAGTTAACTGGTTCAACTCCAAGGGGATAACTGCTGACATGCTCAGGCAGTACAATGTTCCTGAGTTTGATATTCAGCAGGCTATCTCTTACGGGCTAGGACAAACCGGTACGGCAGCGCCTCCGACATGGAAGCTGCCTGCCGGTATGACTCTTCCGAGCGACTGGAATGTTTACACGGGCGCACAAAAGATCGCTTGGTTCAATCAGAACAAGATCACAGCAGACATGCTGCGGTCTATGGGTGTGCCAGAGGCAGACGTTCAGTCATCTATCCAAATGGGGTTGGGGCAAACCGCAACTACGCCAACAACGCCTAGCACGTTTGATCCTAGTCGCTACATGCCTCCGACGTTTAACCTTCCATCGACTAACTTTGTGCCGTTTCAAACGGGTGGCGGTCAAACAAGCCTTGCTGCGCCAACATCGGGGTTCTTTTACAAGACAACGCCAACCCCAGAAGTTCCCTTTCAGTTTCAGTCCGGCGCTGCTGGCTACACAAACCTTCGCCCCATGACGCTAGAGTTTGGCGTTCAACCTGCCGTATCTCAAGTGCAACAGTTTCAGCCTGGTTACTTCAATCAAACCGGTTTACTTAAAAACTACGATTGGGCGAAAACCAATACTCAGTTAGCAGAGCAGGCGGCGCAACAAGCTCAACAGCAAGCCGCGCAAGATGCCAACGTATCCCAAGGCGGAGCGATGGGCGGCAAGATCGTAGGCTTTACAGACTACGAAGAAAAGCCAGATGGTGAGGTTGGTTACGAGAAAGGCGGAAAGATTCGATCGTTGCTTGGGCCTAACCCAGACGGGCCAGACGAAGGCTACGCCAAGCTACAGCGCGGCGAATATGTCATTCGTAGGAAAGCGGTAAACAAGTACGGTGAGGACTTCTTAGAAGCACTTAATGAAGCAAGAATGCCTAAAAACAAACTAAAGAGCCTGCTATGACACAACGATGGGAACGAGCAAAAGCATTACTTGGTGATGAGTTTCTGACGGAAATCTTCGATGAGTTGGAAAAAGACAACATCGAGCGTATCATCAATAGTAATCCTGACGACATTGACTTACGCGAAGAGTCATACGTGGCAATTCGCGCAGTGCGTCAGGTTAAGGCGCGTCTTGAATCTGTTGCCGCCGAAGGCGAGATAGTGAAGAGACGATTTAAGATTTTTAAGTAGAGGTTAGTGTATGGCAAGCAGCAACCCGCAAGGGACTAGCTTAACAGTGGGACAGGCAGCAGATGCCTTCTTGGGTCTAATGAATGGTGGCGAACCTCCTCCGGAGCAAGTTCAAGACCAATCGGAAGAACAAGAGGTTGCGGCCAGTGAATCCGAATATGAGGAAGCAGCAGAGGAAGTTCAGGAAGAGGAACCACGCTTTACGGTGAAAGCCGCGGGTGAAGAGCGTGAAGTGACCCTCTCAGAACTTATCGAGGGCTACCAAAAGGGTACGGATTACCATAAAAAGACTAACGCGCTTGCCGAGCAGCGTAAGGCTGTAGAGGCTGAAAAGGCCGCTGTAGAGCAAGCAAAGCAGGCGAGAGACGCATATTCTCAGCGTTTGCAGGCTATGGATCAGTTCCTAAGCCAACAAATGCGTGGCGAGGATATTGAAAGTTTGAAGGAAACCGACCCGATTGCGTATGCGGTCAAGGTCGCAGAGCAGACTAGGCAAAAAGAGCAGATTCAACAGATTCGTGCTGAACAGCAACGCATTGCAAGAGAGCAACAGGCAGAGCGTGAGGCGCATCTTGAGAAGCACTTAGCCGAAGAAGCGAAAAGGGTAGCCGAGGCGATCCCTGAGTACGCGCACCCCGAAAAGGGTGAGAAGGTTCGCTCTGAACTTCGTAGCTTTGCAAAGAGTATTGGTTACTCGGATGCAGAGTTATCAAATGCAACAGACTCTCGCGCTGTGTTGACGTTGTGGATGGCAAGTCAGTACCAGAAATTGCAAAAGGCCAAGCCTGGTGTAACCAAGAAGGTTGCAGAGGCTCCCAAGATGCTAAAGGCTGGTAATGCCACGGGTAAGACCATAGCAACAGAAGCGGCAAAACAGGATCTTGCGCGACTTAGAAAGACTGGCTCTCGACAAGACGCTGCAAGGGTTTTTGAAAGATTTTTGTAATTAGGAGTTTGAAATGACTGTTCCTTCAGGTACATTCCAGACCTTCACGGCTATCGGTCAGCGTGAAGATCTAACCGATGTTATTTACAACATCAGCCCGACCGAAACGCCCATCCTTTCTTCGCTTGCTCGTACCAAAGCAACTGCTGTGTACCACGAGTGGCAGACGGATACCCTTGCCGCAGCAACGACCAACAACGCACAAGTTGAAGGTGACGACGCAACGGCAGCAACCATTAGCCCGACAACCCGTCTCGGTAACTACACACAGATCGTTTCCAAGACGATCCAAGTGTCAGGCACGATGATGGCAGTTGACCTTGCAGGACGTCGCGCTGAGAAAGCCTACCAACTTTCTAAGGCTTCGCAGGAGCTCAAGCGAGATCAGGAAACGATCATTGCTGCTAACCAGGGACGTAGCGCAGGTAACTCGTCCACGGCTCGCAAGATGGGTTCGCTTTTGTCTTGGCTCAAGACAAACTCGAACTACAACACGACTGACGGCGCTAACCCAACCACCATCGGCGTTTCGACTCGTTCGGATGGCACGACTCGCACCTTCACCGAGGCAATCCTCAAGGATGGCGTTCAGCAGGTTTACACCTCTGGCGGCAGCCCCAAGATCCTCGTGGTTGGCCCTGCACTCAAGCAGACCGTTTCGGCCTTTGCTGGTATTGCAGCACAGCGCTACATGGCTCCTTCTGACGCACCGACGACCATCATCGGCGCAGCGGATGTATACCTGAGCGACTTCGGATCGATCTCTGTAGTCCCTGATCGTTTCGTGCGTAGCCGTGATGCGTTCATTCTTGATCCTGAGTATGCAGCAATCGGTTATCTTCGCCCCTTCCAGACCAACGAGCTTGCCAAGACTGGTGACTCGGAGAAAACTCAGATCCTTGCTGAGTTCACGATGGAAATGCGTAACGAGGCTGCCCACGGTATCCTGGCTGACCTCAAGACAGCGTAACAAAAACTGTGGTAAAAAAGAGGGAGGCGTAACAACCTCCCTTTTTTTATGCTTAAAACTAAATTTCACGTTGCAGACGATAAGTATGTCTTTGAGAGAACTCAAGACATAACGGCCATTGTCGAGCAGAACAAGGCACTTTATAACGCAACGGATGAACGTGAGCGTTGGGGTGAGTGGACACGTTACGCGCAATTGCCTTATGCGGTGATTGACGATTTAAACAAACTAGGGATCATGCGAGGCTTTGCTATCGCAGACGAAAAAAAGTTCAGGGCGTGGATGAACGACCCAGAGAACAGACACTTCAGAACTAGACCAGGGAAAGTATGAAAGTAGCCTTTTGTGTTCCATGTCGGGACACGATGATGACGGGGACTGCCTTCGATATGGCTCGACTGGCAGCGTATGACGGGGCAAATAGGTGCGCGACAACAGGAGGGTCTTTCCTCTTGTATACCGCGCCAGGGACTCTTATCTTCAGTCAGAGAGAGTCGTTAGCCAAAGAAGCGTTAGCAGATGGTGCTGAGTACATTCTTTGGGTGGACTCAGATATGAGGTTCCCCAAGAACACGTTAGAACGACTGTTAGCACACGGACAAAAGATCGTCGGGGTGAATGCAGTCACGAGGCGTAAACCCGTTCTACCGACAGCGATCAACTTTCACGAGGATAAAGAGATCTTCGAGAAGATTGAGAGTCGAGGTAAAAAAGGTATCGAAGAGGTGACCGCTGTAGGCTTTGGGGTTGTGCTAACCCATAAGTCTGTGTTTGAGGCTATGCCACAGCCTTGGTTTGATGTAGTATGGGGGGCGGGTGGTCTAATTGGCGAAGATGTGCATTTTTGCGTGAAAGCCTTAGACCACGGGATAAAGACTTTCGTGGATCACGAATTGAGCCTCGAAATAGGACACATCGGGACGCACGAATACCGGTGGAGCGATGTCGAATATGGCCCTAAGCACTTACAGCGATCTACAGACAACGATAGCTAACTATCTCTCGCGAGATGATCTTACTTCCGCGATCCCTGACTTCATCCAACTCGCAGAGATTCGACTCCGTAGAGATCTACGCTTGCGGCAAATGCTTACGCAAACATCGGTTACGGCGACCGGTGGAGTTGCGACAATTAACATCCCTAGCGACTTCCTGCAAGCAAGGGATGTGTACGTTGACTCTGACCCCGACTTCCCTATTACGTTCGCAACGCCGAACATCTTTATTCGGAACGGTAGGACGAACGAAAGTGGTGTACCGGCTTTCTACACCATCCTTGGGTCTACGATTCAACTTGCCCCAATTCCTGACAGTACTTACACGATCAAGATCCTCTACTACGCCGCGCCTACGTTTCTTTCTACAGGCAACACGTCAAATCTCTGGCTTACGACCTGTCCGGACGCACTTCTCTACGCGTCATTAGGCGAAGCAGAACCTTACCTGATGAACGATCCTAGGCTACAAACCTGGGGTACGCTTTATGATCGCGCGATCTTCTCGCTAACAAGGTCTGACGAAGAGAGTCAGTATTCAGGTGTGCCGCTAACCATGACGGTAGCGAAGCGATGAGAGTGAACTTTGGCGAGTGGCTACCAGATCAACCTGGGGTTGCTGGTGCGCTTGTAGACGCTAAGAACGTCATTCCTCAGCAAGTTGGTTATGGCCCTATATCTTCGCCTTCTGAGTGGTCGAATGCTGCCTCTGAGGTCTTGAATGCCGTTGTTGCTGCCGCCGCCCCTAGCGAAGCGGTAACTGTTTTTTCAGGTGGTGATACCAAGTTATTCAAGCTAGAGACGAACCTCAACCTTACGAATGTTTCTAAGGCAGGTGGTTATACAACGCCATCAGATCAGAAGTGGCGCTTTACCCAGTTTGGTAATCGAGTGATTGCGGCCAACGGTGGTGACAGGCTCCAGGGTTACCTCATGGGTTCGTCCACGGCCTTTGTAGACCTTGGGGCTGCTGCGCCTAAGTCTAGATATGTAACCACGGTTAGAGACTTTGTGGTTGCAGGATTTAATAACGGGTCAACGATCTACCCTAATCGCGTGGAGTGGTGCGCGTTAGGTGATGAGACAGACTGGACGCCATCGGCAACCACACAGTCTGACTACCAAGACATCCCAGACGGTGGGCATGTAAAGGGTTTGACTGGTGGTGAGTATGGTATTGTTTTTATGGATCGCGCGGTGGTGCGGATGTCCTATGTTGGTAGTCCGCTTGTTTTCCAGTTCGATACGATTTCACGGGGTCTTGGCTGTCTTGAGCCGAACTCGATCATCCAGTATGGCGGGTCGAGTTTCTTTTTGTCTGACGACGGGTTTTACGTCACTAACGGGCAGGAAGTTAAGTCTATTTCCGTAGAAAAGGTCGATAGGTGGTTCTTTTCGCAGGTTGATATTTCTCAACTTGCAACCATGTCGGCTGCTGTAGACCCTCTTAAGAACCTTGTTATTTGGGCTTTTAAGACTGTTAATCAGACGACTGCGCTTCTGATCTACAACTTCAACTTGTCTAAGTGGTCTTATGCCATTGCCAACGTAGACACGATTGCTTCTTCGACTGCCATTACGACAACTTCTTCGTCTGGGCTTACCTTGGAACAATTAGACGCATACGGCAGCTTAGACGCGCTTCCAGCAAGCCTAGACTCATTCGGATACACGGTTACATCTAACTTGCTGACAGGTACTTTAGGCGAAAAGATCGTCGCCTTCTCTGGCTCTGCTTTGACAGCAAACATTGTCACGCCTGATTTAGCCTTAAACGACATGCCTTCGGTGATGACTTTAGTCCGTCCTGTTATTGAAGGCGGGTCTTGTTCTGTGCAGGTCAATTCCAGGCGCAGACTTAACCAACAAACCGACTTTACAGGCGACACCTATACGGCAAACACCGACAATAGGATTGGCTTACGTTCGGCGGGAACCTATCATCGGGTGAAGGCTATACCCACTGGGGTCTGGTCTGCCGCTGTAGGTTTAGATGTAACGCTAACCCCGCAGGGGATGCGATGATCTTTCGTACGCTTCCACCTTTCGGAGGCGACCAGAGGGCCGTTGCTGAGATTGTCCGTGGCATCATGGACGGTAAGACAAATAACACCGGAACGGTGACGCTTGCTACAGGAAACGCCACCACAACCACGATTACAGACGCCAGAATAGGGGTAGAAAGCAAGATCATTCTTGTTCCCTATTCTGCTAATGCCTACGCAGATTCGATCCCTTACGGCTCGTTTTATGACCTCAACGATCAATCTGCTGCAAGCACGACAGCAGCATACGCAATCACGTTCTCAAACACCGATCTCACGAACAATGTTTATCTTTCTAACTCAAGTCGGATAAATGTCAGGGCTGCTGGCAAGTACAACTTTCAGTTCTCGATACAATTTGCAAATGATGACTCGCAGATCCAGGATGTCGATGTTTGGATTAGGAAAAACGGGTCTGATGTTGCTAGTTCAAACTCACGGTTCTCAATTGATTCTAAGCATGGGTCGGTCAAAGGCCATGTCATTGCAGCGCTTAACCTCTTTGTAGACCTTGCCGCTAACGACTACATCGAGTTGGTATGGGCTACATCATCAACGCTTGTCATCATCGAGCATATCCCCACTCAGACGAGCCCGACGAGGCCTGCTACTCCTTCTGTGATTGCCACGATGCAATTTGTTGGGGGGTTTTCTAACGGTGGCGTGTACGTTTCGAGTGTGACGAACGGTTCTGCTGTGATTACGCACTTCCCAAACTCATCCTCTGACAAGACCTACGGGTATGTGGTGGTTGGATGAATGCAAGATACATCAAACCCGAAGAACTTAGGAAGATTTGGCCGTTCGTTAGGGCAGGACTGGAGGTCATTCTCAAGAAAAGTCCGGAGCAGTGGATACCGGAGGACATTTACGCAGACTGTTTTGCGGGACGATCACTTCTTTGGATGTACTTTGAGGACAGTTATCCTTGCGGGTTTGTTGTTCTTCAGCCTATCGGCGATAATTTGCATATTTGGTGCGCTTATGGCAAGGGAGATTTTGATGCAGGCATGGATCATGTTCTCGTTCTTGCGAGAGAAGGTGGCGCAAGGACTATCAGCTTTGATTCGTGGCGTAAAGGCTGGGATCGCAAAGCTAAGGCGTTAGGTTTTCGACCCCGTAAGTGGGTAAGAGAGGTTTGATATGTCTGGTGGCTCAACAAACACGGTGACGAGGACGGAATTAGACCCGTCTCAAGCCCCTTATGTTCAATACGGTCTATCTGAGGCTCAACGTCTCTACGCTACTGGAGGCCCACAAGCCTATACAGGTCAAACCTATGTTGGCCCATCCCAACAGACGCAGGCTGCGCTCTCTGCCATGCAGACAAGGGCTATGCAAGGCAACCCGCTTGTGCCTTTGGCGCAACAACAGTTAGCAAGTCAGATCGGCGGGGGTCAGGCAGCAACTTTACAAGGCCAATTCAACCCTGTTCTACAAAACACGTTGAGCGGCAGTTTTCTTGGGCCTAATCCTTACCTGACTCAAGCACTACAACCTGGGTTTACGCAGGCTTCTCAGGCTTATCAGGACGCTATTAACCAAATGCGGTCGAAGGCTTCTGCTTCTGGACGTTATGGAACAAACGAAGCCCTTATGAGCCAAGAAGCAAGGGCACAAGGTGCGTTAGCAAATGCGCTAACCAGTCAGGCGGGACAGCTTGCTTATCAGAACTACGGAGATGAGCGAGCAAGACAGATGTCTGCGCTTGGCTTGGGCGCTAACTTGTACGAACAAGAGCGAGCAAGACAACAGGCAGCGATTGGTGCTGCGCCAGGCATGGCGGCACAGGACTACACGGATATTGCACAACTCGCGCAAGTTGGTCAGACAGCAGAGCAGTACCAACAAGCTGCACTTGCAGACGCGATCCAGAAATTTAACTACCAACAGCAACAGCCTTACTCGAACTTACAGAGTTTCTTGAGTTCCGCTTACGGCGCGCCTATGGGGCAGCAGACCATCCAGCCGACTTACTCTAACCCGCTTGCCGGCGCACTTGGTGGCGCTCTTACCGGGGCAAAGCTAGGTAGCATGGTTCCTGGTTTAGGCACAGGTCTTGGTGCTGCTGCTGGCGGATTGCTTGGCTTGCTTGGGAGATAACAGTGTCAACTAGTAACTTCCTTGGCGGTGTGTTTGGTCAGATGCCTTCCTATATGGGAGGTTTATTGGGCGCAGATGAACAGGAAAAACTAAGGCAACAAGCGCAAGACCAAGGGTTGTTAAATCTTGGCCTTACCTTGCTTGCAGGATCAGGAAGAAGCCCGGTTCGCAGGTCTACAGGCGAACTTGTAGCCCAGGGTCTACAGGCTGGACAGCAAGCCTACCGTGGTGCAATGCAGCAAGCGGTGCAGGATCGTGTAACAGGTCTACAACTGCAACAAATGCAGAAACAAATGCAGGCCGAGGCAAATCTTCCAGAGGTTCTAAGGGCTGGCATAGTAAGGCCCGTTACTACTCAGCAAAGGCCATTATCAGAACTTGAGATGATGGAGATGCCTACGCCGTCAGTGGAGGAAAAGACTTACGGTATGCCTCGTCTTGATGTTGAGCGTTTATTGTCTGCTGCTGTCTCTAAGGGTGTCCCCATCGACAAGGCATTAACTGCTGCAAAAACAATTCAGGGGGCGATGCAGCCTGAAACTAAAGAGGCTGGCGGAATTATTTATGAACGGATGCCGGACGGTAACTTCCGCGCAGTTGCTGGCAAGCCTACTGTAACAAGCATCAAGAAAGGCGAGTCTCTTGTTGTGACTGACTTCAACGGGAAAACTCAAACCGTTATGGCCCCAACACAACAAACTGGGGCGGATGAAAACCCATTTACCCCATTGATTACTGGAGGAGTCTTGCATCCATCGGTTATGCAGTTTGCTACTCAGTTGCAGCGTAGCTTTCCAAACATGGATGAAGATAAAACAAACGCAAACATGGCTCGTCTAACTGAGATGAGCAATCGAGCTTTTGAACGAGATCAATCAAGACAAGATCGCGCAGCAACAACTGCGTTAAGCAACCAACTGGTTGGTTTGAGAATAGACGAAGCTAGAGCAAAACAAGAGCAAGCAAAAGACGGCAAGCCTTTGCCTGGGCCTGTTCTTAACGATCTTGCTAGTAAATCAGAAAACGCAGTCAACCTTAGAAGTCTGTCTAATAACTTCAAAGATGATTATGGCGGCTATCGCATGGACGCTTTAGGTAGGGGAGCGATTATGCTTGCCTTGCGTTCTGACGACCCGGCCAAAAAGGATTTCGGTCAGTGGTGGCAACAATATGATCTTTTTGCAAACCAGATTAGAAATCAACTGTTTGGTTCCGCGCTTACTAGAACAGAAGCCTCTGCGTTTGAATCTGCAATGGTCACGCCCGGTATGTCTCCGACGCAAATCAAAGCCAATCTTGGCAGGCAGGCAGAAGTCGCAGAAGGTGCGTTTAAGAAAATGTCAGACGCGGCTAGAGCGCAGGGGTATAGCAAGTCTGCGATTGATGCTTTAACGCCTAGCGTTACACCGCAAACGCCTGTAGGAAACGAACAAAATCCTATCAAAGTCAACTCTAAAGCAGAGTATGACAGGCTGCCTAACGGTTCAGTTTATATAGACCCGCAGGGTCAAGTGCGTAAGAAGGGTGGTTAATTATGGCTAACTGGTGGGATCAAGATACCGTCTTAGGCCAAAAGCCTGAGCAAAAGCCATTATCTGCCGGTCAAGTCGTAGAAGGGGCAATTACCAACTTCCCTAAGTCTTTAGGCAACGTTATTGGCGGTGTCGTTGAAGCCGTTACAAGCCCAATCCAAACAGCTAAAACAGTCATTGATCTTGGCGCAGGTATCCTGCAAAACATCCTCCCCGAAGGCATGGTTCGCGCTATTGGCGAAGATAAAGCCTCTAGGGAACTTGCTAACAAGGTAGGTCAGTTTTATACCGAGCGTTACGGCAGTGTGGAAGGGGCAAAGAAAGCCATTGCTACCGATCCCGCTGGAGTCCTCGCGGATATATCCACGGTTCTTACTGGTGGCGCAATGGTTGCACCTAAAGCCGGTGGCGTATCTACAACATTAGCTAAAGCAGCCTACGCAACAGATCCGTTGGTGGCTACTGGAAGAACCATTGCTGCCGGTACTGGAGCCGCTGGAAGAGGAACGAAAGCAGTCCTTGGGTCTACGACCGGCGTAGGAACGGAAGCAATTCAACAGGCATTTGAGGCTGGCAAAGCGGGAGGACAGCAAGCTAAGTCTTTCACAGAGAATCTGCGCGGCAAGGTTGGGGCAACCGAAGTCCTGGATATTGCTAAGCAAAACCTATCTGATATTCAACAAGCCAAGCAAGCAGAGTATCGCTCTGGCATGGTAAACATCAGGAACGACAAGACAGTCCTTGACTTCACTGGTATTGATAACGCAGTTAGCAATGCCATGAATAAGGTGATGTACAAAGGGCAAGTTAAGAACGAGGCGGCCGCTAGTCAATTAGGCAAAGCACAAACTTATATTGAAGAATGGAAGGCTTTAGACCCTGCTGAGTACCATACCCCAGAAGGTTTGGATGCTCTCAAGCAGAAGGTTGGTGATGTATTAGAAGGCATTCCTTTTGAAGCTAAGACAGCAAGAACTGCGGTCGGAGAGGTTTACAACGCCATTAAGGGCGAGATAACCAAACAGGCTCCAACCTACGCTAAGGTTATGAAGGCGTATACGGATCAAAGCGATCTTATCCGTGAGATTGAACGTGCGTTGTCTTTAGGCCAAAAAGCCTCTGCTGATACCGCGATACGCAAGCTACAAAGCCTAATGAGAAATAACGTAAACACCAATTACGGAGAGCGACTGCGTCTCGCAAGACAATTAGAACAGCAAGGTGGTAGGCAGTTAATGCCCGCACTTGCTGGCCAGGCTATGTCCGATTTAACGCCACGAGGAATCCAACGGGCTACCGCTCCGATTACTGGCGGCATGGGCTTTATGGCCGGAGGTATTCCTTTGGCTGCGGGAACAATGCTCGCCTCTTCGCCAAGAATTGTTGGCGAAACCGCTTACGGCGTGGGACAATTACAACGTGGACTGTTAGGAGCGCAGGCTGCTGCTCCTAACTTACCGTACCGAGGGTTGCTGAATATGCTTTACCAGACACAGCAGCAAAAAGAGTTGATGGAGTAATCATGGCAAAGACAAAGATTTCCGAGTTCTCCTCAACTCCAGGCAACAACACCGACATAGACGGTATCGACATTGCCGAAGGTTGTGCGCCTAGTAACATCAACAATGCTATACGGGAGTTGATGAGCCAGCTTAAGAATCAACAGGCTGGACTTGATGGCGACACCTTCACAACGAACGATGTTTTAACGGTCTCTGGTGTAGCGGCTAATGCAGGTCGCATTCGACTAGGCGAGGACAGCGACAACGGAACAAGCTACACAGAGTTACGCGCCGCATCTTCCTTGGCCTCTAACGTTACGTTTGTACTCCCGTCTGCTGATGGTGCTGCTAGTTCGATTGTGCAAACGGATGGGTCGGGAAATCTATCGTTCCAAGCCTCTACCGGAACGGGCAATGTTGTAAGAGCATCTTCTCCGGCCTTAACGACACCTGACTTAGGAACACCTTCTGCCGCGACCTTAACTAACGCGACAGGCCTGCCGATCTCAACAGGTGTCTCTGGTTTAGGCTCAAACGTAGCCACAGCATTAGCGGTTAACGTAGGCTCCTCTGGAGCCTTTACGACGTTTAACGGCGCGATGGGAACACCGTCGAGCATTACCCTCACCAATGCCACAGGAATGCCCTTGTCGGGCGTTACGGGGCTAGGCACTAACGTAGCAACTGCGTTAGGTGTAGCGGTAGGATCTTCTGGTGCTTTTGTCACGACATCGGGATCAGGCGCGACAGGCACTTGGAATATCGACATCCTTGGTAATGCGGGGACGGTTGCCAACGGTGTCGTTACGACAGGATCTTATGCGAACCCCTCTTGGATAACTTCTCTAGCTGCGTCTAAGCTGACGGGTTCTATTCCTATTTCAGCGGGTGGTACAGGCCAGTCTGATAAGACATCAGCGTTTGACGCATTAGCCCCGTCGACAACAAAGGGCGATGTTATTGCTCACACAGGGACAGATAATGTTCGTGTTCCGGTTGGCGCAGACGGTCAGGTTCTTATAGCTGACTCAACACAGACTACGGGTGTTAAGTGGGGCTCTGTTACTGGGGTCGGTACAGTCACTTCTGTTGGCATATCTCCCCCTGCATTCTTAACAGCGGGTTCTGCGGTAACGAGTTCAGGAAATATCTCGCTTACCTATTCAGGTACGGCCATACCGATTACTTCTGGTGGTACGGGCCTAACTGCTTTAGGAACGGCTGGACAGGTTCTCAGGGTTAACTCTGGTGGGACAGCGCTAGAGTATGGCGCGGCTGTAGGTGTTGGTGATGTAGTTGGCCCTGCAAGCTCTGTTAGCAATGAGATTGCATTGTTTGACGGGACTACCGGAAAAGCAATCAAGGCAGCAACAACCACGGGCGTATTAAAAGCTACATCCGGTGTACTTAGTGCTGCGGTTGCCGGTACGGATTACTTAGCTCCTGGTGGTGCGTTAGGAACTCCATCTTCAGCCAATCTATCTAACGCTACCAATTACAGCGTCACCAACCTTGCAAACCTTGGTACTGGGATTGCTACGGCACTCGGTCAGTCGGTAGGAACAGCGGGAGCCCCTGTACTTTTTAACGGAGCGTTAGGAACGCCTAGTTCGGGCACGCTAACTAACGCAACAGGTCTACCAGTAAGCACAGGTGTTTCTGGTTTAGGTACTGGCGTTGCGGCTGCCCTTGGTTTAACTGTAGGGACTGCTGGAGGTGTCGTTACTTACGGCGGCGATCTTGGAACGCCTAGTGCCGCAACTCTTACCAATGCAACGGGTTTACCTCTTTCGTCTGGCATCACAGGAACTCTAGGGGTCTCTAATGGTGGCACAGGCTTAACGGCTATTGGCACTGCTAATCAGTATCTCAAGGTTAATTCAGGTGCTACCGCGCTTGAGTTTGCAACCTTAACGGCAGGCGATGCTTCTGGCCCTGGTAGTGCTACCGATAACGCAATTGCTCGATTCGACGGAACGACTGGGAAACTGATTCAGAACTCGACTGCAACGCTTTCTGATATTGGCCAGGCTGCATTCGTTGGTTATGCACGAGTAACTGCTAATACAGGTGCGGGAACATCCGGTTATCTTGAGTTGCAATCGACTGACTCCGGATCTGGAACTAAGACGCTGAGGATTGAGCCGAGTGCCGCTGCAACGACATCCACTCAAACCTACGTGTTCCCAACTGACTATGGGACTGGCGGTCAGTTTTTAAGTACAGACGGATCGGGAAATTTAAGTTGGGCTACTGCAAGCGGTGGTGGTAGCGGTGGCCCAATACTAGAGTCTCAGATTACAATCGGGCAGAACGTCACGATTTCATCAAACACCAACGGGTTATCTGTGTCTCCCGTCACGGTTTCGGCAGGTTATTCTGTAACTGTAGGCACAGGCCAAGCCTGGATGATTTTAGGGTGATTTATGAGCAAGATTAAACTTCAAGGCAATGCAAGCGGGACGGGAACGACAACGCTTCAGTCTGCCAACACTTCCTCTAACACGACGTTCACGCTTCCTGGTACGGATGGTACGACAGGCCAGGCCTTAGTTACCGACGGCTCTGGGTCGCTAAGTTTTAGTTCTGTAGGCTCAGGAACGGTAACGACGGTTTCGGTTGTTTCGGCTAACGGGCTAGCCGGATCAGTTGCAAATGCAAGCACGACTCCAGCGATTACGCTTTCCACATCAATTACAGGTGTACTCAAGGGTAACGGCACAGCGATCTCTGCTGCAACAGCAGGGACGGATTACGTGGCTCCAGGCGGTGCTTTAGGTACACCATCGTCTGGGACGCTATCCAGTTGTACTGTAGATGGTACAAATCCTGTTGGATTTAGGAATGTCCCTGTATCCAGCAACTCAACCAATACGCTTGTAGTTGGTGATGTGGGCAAGTTGCTGTCGGTAACGGCAGGGCAGACAGTGCCTAACTCAACTTTTGCGGCAGGTGATGTGGTTGTCATCTTTAACAACTCAGCTTCGTCTATTACGCTAACCATGTCCATCACAACAGCTTATATTGCCGGAACGAATACCGATAAGGACACGATGACGCTTGCAACCAGAGGTGTTGCGACGATTCTGTTTATATCCGGTACGGTGTGTGTTGTTTCAGGGAACGTGTCATGACAGGCATTTTGTCGATGCTTATTGGGCAGACCTTCGCTGGGGGTGGAGGTGGTGGGTACACCGTCATCCAAACCTTTACAGCTACCTCTACGTGGACCTGCCCTACTGGTGTTACAGAGGTTGAGTATTTGGTTGTTGCTGGTGGTGGTGGGGGTGGAAGCGGAGTTAATGTCGGCGGCGAAAGAAGTGGTGGTGGCGGCGGGGCTGGTGGATTTAGAACAGGTACTGGGCTTTCTGTAACCGCAGGAACCGATTACACAATTACCGTTGGTGGTGGCGGCGCAGGTGGGGCTACTGGAGGTAACAGCGGAGCAACTGGAAGTAATTCAGTTTTTTTGACTATTACGTCTAATGGCGGTGGCGGAGGTGGTAAGAATACCGTTAATGGTTTGTCCGGCGGTTCTGGCGGTGGTGGTGGTAGTGCGATACCAGGGCCGACTACCGGAGGAAGCGGAAATACCCCATCCACTTCACCATCTCAAGGTAATAACGGAGGGACAGGATCGCCAAATGTTTCTGGTGGTGGTGGTGGCGCAGGGGCTACTGGAGGTAATGGCGGTACGCCAAGCAGCTACGGTGGTAATGGTGGCAGCGGCACAGCATCTACGATTAGCGGTTCTTCTGTGACATACGCGGGCGGTGGTGGTGGAGGTGGTGGCATTCCAGGTGGACAAGGCACTGGAGGGTCGGGGGGTGGCGGTTCTGCTGGCGCTTATAACAGCAATGGGTCTCCTGGAACTGCTAATACTGGTGGTGGCGGTGGCGGTGGAGGGACTATAGACCCAACTTTGGTCACAGGCGGCACAGGCGGCTCCGGCATTGTTATCCTCAAGTAC